AAAGCGCTACATGACAAAGAAAGAAATGGCGTACATGTACTCCGTTTCTCAAGGTTTCATCCAGCAAGCGATTAACGCAGGAGAACTGGAAGTACGGAACGTCAGCTCTACAGGCGGAAAACGAGCAATCAGAATCAGCGTCGAAGCGGCAGATGAATTCTTCCGCTGGCGTGATGAGCAAAACCAGCGCCACTTAGAGCGAGAACTCGCAGTATAAGAAATCCGGCCACACAAAGCGCGGGAACTGCCATTCCCATAAATGCACCGGGGCCGGAAGTGTCCCCAACCAAAGGAACACACATGCAGAATACCACATACCACATAACGCCTGGAAGCGTCGAGCACGCCAAGCTTGTGACCGGCTCCAAAATCGCCGCCATCATCGGAATCAGCCCCTACAAAACCACCGTAGAACTCTGGCACCAAATGCGCGACGAAGCCGAAGCCGACGAAGTAACCGACGCAATGATGCGCGGAACAATCCAAGAAGATGGCATCCTCGCCTGGTTCTTCCAAATGTTGCGCCCAGATATTGAGCAAACAAGCGGAGAAACCACCATCGCACGCCCAGATTTGCCATGGGCCGCAGCCAACCCAGACGCAGTAGGCATTGAAGACGGCAACACCATCTTTGTAGAAGCCAAAAGCATCGCACGGGCCAAGAACTCCGACGGAATCCACACCGAAGCGGACGAATGGGGAGAACCGGGAACCGACGAAATCCCCCTCTACTACTACGTGCAAGTCTTGTGGCAAATGCACATGACGCACGGGCCGCAGGGCGAGAATGTCACCCGCACCTACGTAGTCAAACATGGCCCATGGGTAGACCAATATGACGTGTACCCCATCGACTACAACCCACAAATGGGCCACACGCTAGAGACAAAGACCAAAGCATTCTTTGACAGTCTCACCCTCCCACAGTGTCCATACCCTATCGAAGACCGGGCGGGGATACACAAGTTCTTCGCCAAGCTCAACCCAGACATTGAACCGGATTATGAGTGGGAAGTCAGCCAAGACGATGCCGTGGACTACCTAACCGCCAAGACCGACCGAGCGCATGCCCAAGCCCGCGAAGATGGAGCGAAAGCCCGAATCCTCAAAGCAATGGGAACAGCTAGGACAGCCACCTGCAACGGGCACACCATCGGATACCGGCGAGCCACCAAAAAGGGCGTGAGCCTGTACCCACCCCACAACCTCCCAACCATCAACCAAATCACCACCAAGTAAGGAACACACCATGTCTAAGGAAATTGCACGCACCCAAGACCACCTCAACGAGATGATGAACTGGTCTCGCGCCATGAGCCAGGGAAACCTCATGCCACGCCAGTACCAGGGCAACCCCGCAAACCTCATGTTCGCAGCGGAATATGCAGATGCTTTGGGTATCTCCCGCATCCACGTGCTTACCTCCATCGCCGTTATCAACGGCCGCCCCAGCCCATCCGCAGACTTGATGTCTGCCATGGTTCGTCAGCATGGCCACAAGCTCCGCGTCACCGGCGATGACACCTACGCCGAAGCTGTACTAATCCGCTCCGATGACCCAGATTTTGAGTACACGGCGCGGTGGGATGAAGCTAAGGCCCGTAAGGCTGGACTGTGGGGCAACAAGGGGCCATGGTCGCTCTACCCGGGCGCTATGCTGCGTGCCCGCGCCATCTCCGAGGTAGTTCGCATGGGCGCATCTGATGTCATGGCCGGTGGAATCTACACCCCTGAAGAAGTTGGTGCGGTAGTGGATGAATCCGGCCAGGTAGTAGAGCAGCCCACCCAGTACCAGGCCACCCGCCAGGCACCGGCGCAGCAGCAGGACAATAGTGCCCAGGCGCGTCTAGCGGATGCCCTAGGAGCCGCACCCGCTAATACCGACGGGGCGGACGTGTGGGCCGACCGCATTGCAGAAGCAAACAGTGAGGATGACCTCATGAAACTGTATGCCACCGCATCTACTAACCCTGAATGGGAATCCGCAATCAAGGCAATGTTTACCGCCCGTAAGCAGCAAATCCTTTTGGATGCGCAGTATGCGGATGAAGCGGAAGCACTCGATGCTGAATTAGTTGAGGACACCACGGAAGAATCCGCAGCCTAGCGCGGCTATAAGCGGGGAGGGGCATCCGCACACCACACCCCACCACACATACACCCGCCGCCTGCCAGCGGCTCAACCCCCAACCAACAATGATCACCTGCAAACGACCCAAGTGCACCGCAAAATCCTACACACGCGGCTATTGCCGTAAGCACGCAAAAATTACGCAAAAGCCACAACCAACCCACCAACAAATCGCGGCCACAATCGAACGCCTGCACTGGCTTGGATACACCGACCGCGAAATGTGCGACACCGCCCAAATCCATAAAGACACCGTGTACAAATTCCGTGCCGGTAAAACCCGCACTATCAGGGCGGAAACTTTCGCAAAACTCGACGCAATCACCACACCAAACCGCACCCGCACCGTGCCCACCTGGCCGTACACGCGCCGCATAAAAGCGCTCATGGCAATCGGCATACAAGCCAAGGAAATCGCCGCCGCTTGCGACACCTACCCGCGCCGAATCAGGGAAATCCTCTATGAGGAATACCCCACCATCGCACGCGATATGGCAGACCGCATCCACACCTACTACCAAACCGCCAGCCATACCCCCTACAAAAAGCCCGTGCGACTCATCCAGGCCCGTAACTACGCCCCGCCCGCCGCATGGAATGACATTGACGATCCGGATGAACAACCAGCCGGGGCAATCACAGTGGATATGCCAAAGCGCCGCATCAAAAACACGCCATTCCAACAGGAACGCATGAAAGCCCTCATAGCCCATTACGGAAGCATCAACGAAACCGCACGCCAGCTCAACATGACGCCTCGCACAGTTTCAGTCATTGCCAATGGTGAGCAAGCAACCATCCGCACCGCTTGCGCCGAGCGCATGTATAAGCACCACAAACAAATCTCCCAAATCTCCCAAAAGGAAACAGCAGCATGACAAACCCACTATTCACCATTGGTGACACCGACATCCGCGAAGTTGCCTACTACGCAGAAATCGCCATACACCACGGCTGGCACACCGCCGCACACAAAGCCATGACACACCTCGCAGCAACCGGGCACCCATTCACCGCCGACGACTTCCGCGACCTCATGGGCGACCAACAGCCACACCACCCCAACGCCATCGGCTCATTCTTCCGCGTATGCCGCAAAGACGGCCTCATACGCCCCACAGGCCTATTTGTAGATGCACGCACACCATCCCGCCACAGGGCCGCCATACGCCAATGGGTAGGCACCCAACAAGCAATGAACGCCGCCTAAACGCAAATCACAGATTTGTAATTACGACGGCCGGTTACGCAAGTGACGGACAACGACACCCGGCACGCATCATCACAAAAAGAAAAGCCCCGGCATGTGGAGTGCCAGGGCAACATCACCGCACACAAAATTTAGGAGCCTGTGCAATGACAACACCAGAATCACACGACAACCACGTTGTCGAAGAAGAACAGCGAATCATAGACCAAGCGCTTGACGCCCTCATTGATATTCACCGCGCCGAAGCGGCGGGGGGATACACCGTCGATTATGGCGTGGACTTTCTTTGCCGCCACACCATCCTGAATCACCACGAAGCAATCGTGCGCAAAGCATGGGATGAGTTCTACGCCGTCTACAACCTCGATGGGGAGGCCTAAATCATGAGTTGGTTTAAAGTCGATGATTCATTTTACGACCACCCAAAGTTTCTCGATGTGCCGAACGCTGCCATTGGATTATGGGCTAAAGCGGGTGCCTGGTGTGGCAAACATTTAACCGATGGAGTCATCCCCGCAACCCAAGTGAAACTGTTCAAAGGAACGAATTCGCAAATAAATGCGCTCATTTCGGCACACATTTGGATCGAAGATCGATCCGAAAACGGTGCGAAAGTGTATCGCTTTCATGATTGGAATGACTACCAACCCACACGCGAACAGAAGCTAAAAGAGCGTGAAGAATCAGCCGAAAGGCAACGCAAATCACGCGAGCGAAAACGCGCTGAACAGGCACAACGTGAAAATGTCACGCGTGACTCACACGTGACACCATCCCGTGACTCACACGAATGTCACACAAGGGTGTCACAGCGCCCCGACCCGACCCGGCCCGACCCGACCCGTACTTCTAAAGAAGTACCTAGTAGTAGAGACACCACCGCCAAGGCGGATGGTGCCAACAAACCCGCCAAGAAAAACCACCCCATCCCCGAAGACTGGATGCCCAAACAATCCACAATCGACAAAATGCGCACCGAACGCCCAGACCTCAACCTCGAAGCCGAGCACCAGAACTTCATGGACTACTGGCAATCCATCACCGGGGCCAAAGCACGCAAAGCCGACTGGGACAAAACCTGGCTCGTCTGGATGCGCAAACAACACCAGAACGCCCCAAGGCAAAAAGCCCCAACCAACACCACCGAAGCATGGCTAGGAACCACCAACCAGCCACCCATCATCGACGCAGAACCCCAAAAGGAAATCGCATGGTAGACATCCACATCACCGCCGAAATCCTCAAACTCGGCAAAAAACTAGCCCCCGACCGCTTCCCCAAACCAGACCCCGAAATCACCCAAGCCTGGGCCTACGCACTCAACCGCGAATACCCAACCCGCCTCTGGGCCGAATCCGTCTACCTCTGGGCCACCCAACGCGTAGAAGACAAAATGTGCACACCCCGCGACATCCTCAACGCAGCATCCGACACCGTACGCCGCTGGGAATCCAACCCCACCGACAAACAAGAACTCGAAGCATTCAGAGCACAACGCATGCACGCGAAATACCAACAGATGCTCGGAGCCGCATACACACCACAATCAGTACCCGGCGCGCCACCACAACAAAAAGAACTCACCACACAAGGCCCAGACTTCCAAGCCCTCAAACAACGCCTAGCCAAAGCACGAAAGACAATCCAATGAGCTACACCGCAGTCAAATACAACCGCACCACCACGAACCTCAACCCCCAAATCTGGAACCAACCACACTTCCGCAACCTCACAGCCACAGCCCAATGGCTATACCTCCACCTCACAACCAACCCCAACATCAACCCCGCAGGCGTACAAACCTGGCACCCCGGCCGCATCGCCGCCACAACAACCGACCTCATCCCAGACGACATCCACCACGCCGCCCAACAACTCACCCAACACGACTACATCACCATCGACCCCCAAACCGAAGAAGTAGCCATCACCAACTACGCAACAACAAACATCTGGCTCAAAACCGCCAGCAACGGAACCAGCACCGCCCACGCCGTACAAAACACCGCCAGCCGAACCATCCGCCAAAAAATCACCAAAGAACTACAACAACTCGCCAAAGACAACCCCAACAACACCGCATACCACGGCAAAGCCATGCGAGAGCTAATAGACCAATAACCACAACACGCACAAAACCGCCCAAAAACAAGGCACCAACAGCCAAACAACACCACCAAGGGGTAACTAGGCCTAGAACAATTTTCAGAGGCTTAAATCGCCATATAACACGCCACCAGGAAACATGCCCCACAAAGTTGCACATTGCTGTTACATCATGTAACCTAAACACCGAACCAACAACGGGACTGCCATCCCATCCCAACCACCGAAAGGAAACCACATGCAACACACCAAAGACTGGGCACTAGGACTCATATTCGGAACCGCCCTATTCCTCGGAATCGTATTCTTCCCTGACTACAGCGCCGACATCCAACCAACCACCAGCCACGAAACCGCGACGGTGCACCATGTATCCAGGTAGGGAAACACTCATCAACTTCACCAAGCACTACGCCGATGACGTGCAAGTAGTAAGCAGCATCCGGGGCACCAACATGGCCGCCATCAACATAGGCGACTACCACCTCGAAGTGTCTAACAGCGAAACGAGCCCAACCATCTTTTGCGATGTGTACCACCACTACACAAACATTGGAAGCTACGCCGAAAAAGACACACAGAAACTACATGCGCTAGTCGATGGCACCATCACAGAGCACAACCACAAGCAACCGGCATAAAAGGGGTGCGCACCATGCCGAACATTGAAATCACATTCGCTGACGATGACGCAAACATCAACCTAAGCGACCTCGACCAAGTAGACCAAGACCACCTACTAGACGCGCTCGCAGGAAGCGTGCACGCCATCCTCGACCTCGCATTCGTCCCCGAGCAAATCGACCGGGCACGCACAGCATTCTTCCAACGATTCACCATGACATTTAAGGAAATTAATTAATGGCTATTGACATCATCACCATCACCGGCGGACTACCCCGCGACGCCGAGTTAAGATTCACCCCACAGGGCGCGGCCGTCACAAACTTCACCCTCGCCAACAGTGACAACCGCTACGACGAGCAGCAAAAGAAGTGGGTTAAAACCCGCGCCATGTACCTCGATGTCACCATCTGGGATGAATCAGCCGACCGTAATCAGAACCCCGTGCAGTGGGCACGCCTAGCATCCGAACTCAAGAAAGGCGACCAGGTAGCCATCAAAGGCAAGCTAACTACCCGCACTTGGGAAACCAACGACGGCGAAAAGCGCTCCAAGATGGAATTCATCGCCACCAACTTCTACCGCATGCCGAATACACAGGGCACCCCGAATGGCCAGCAGGCCCAGCAGAATGTCACGCAAGGCCTAGGGGCACAGCCCGCAGATGACCCGTGGAACAGTTCACCGCAAGGTGGATTCAGTGGCACGGACGCCAACCCACCATTCTAAGCAGGTGATAGTGTGCGAATCCCAGAAACCAAGCCACGCCGCCGCAACAAGTACGAATCATTCATGAACGAGCTTGTCGCCATCGCCGGTGCCGTGCCGCAGGATGAGGCATGGTTGCCATGGCCGGGGCAGAAGAGCCTTAAGCCGCGTACCCGCAATGAGTACTGCAACCGGCTAAACAACGATGAAATGTTCGGCCCAGGTTTTGAGGGGTCGGTGCGTAATGGCTGGTTGTATGCGCGTTATGTGGGGTAGTGTTGCACCAACTTGCATCATGTAACAACACCATGTAACATTAGGTGTGTTCCAAGGGGCTGCCACCCCACACCAACCAAAGGAGACACCATGAACGCATACACCTGCTACAACGGCCAACTCGCAGAAGCACGCATGGAACCAACCACCAACACGGTGACCGCACTAGTCGAAGCAACACTATGGCATGAGGACGGCACCGACAGCGTGCACACACTCACCGTCACCGCAGAATCCCTAGACTTCTTCGACATCCTCGAAGCCGTGCAAACCGGCGCATACACAACAACCAGCGACTTCGCACAGCACTACCCCGGCGTTGAGCTAGGCGACCTAGAACTAGTAGACGGTCCACTCTAAACCCCAACCAGCCCCACAGCAATGTGGGGCACCAACCAACCATGAATACTTTCACCACCACCATCATCATCACCCTGGCGCAGTTGCTCGCCATGCTGGATCAGGGCGCCGCACTACCAGCACAAGAACCCTACTGCGGCCCACACCAACGCTGGCTATACGTGCAAGAGGTAGGCATCTACGCCTGCACCAGCCCCACCTACCGACAGGAGAAGAACCACAATGACTAACCCAACCCGCCAAGAAATCCTAGACGCGCAGCTCGCCCGCCAATGGGCAGAGTGGAACAAGTCCTGTGAAGTCAGCTCGCCCGAAATTCAAGCCGCAGCTAACTTCATCCTCGCCAACACCCCAGCGCCAACGATGGCCGAGGTTGAGTGGGACTTCGATAAGCACTACCTAGCCGGGGCCGTAGACCTCGATGGGAACGAGGTAACCATGGTGGGCGTGCGGGATGGCCTTATCCGAGTTTTCGACGTAGCTGATATAAACCGGTATTACGCGCCGGTGCTGGAAAACCCGAATCACCTCACCCCGAACAGGAAGCGATACGAACTCCGCGAAATCACCGAACCGGAGCACCCGGAGGTGCTCACAACATTGGAGGATTACGAGAACGCGCCAGCAGGCACCATCGTGGCAATCGTCCGTCACTCCCCGTACATGAAGTGCGGGCGGAATCATTGGACGAACTTTCTTGGTACTGACATCTCCGACAAGGAACTGGAAGATGTTTCCCGCAAGGTTCTTCGATGGGATTGGGGAGAGCAACCATGACCACTCTTGATGACCTCACTCCGCAGGAGCGCGCCAACCTCGTCGGCACATGGATAACCGTGACACACAACCCCCGCCCCCTCGCCCTAGCACTACTCGCACACGCAGAAAGGATGGGCCTGTGAGCATACTAACGATGATCGCGTTGGTGGCAGCAGGCCTACTAGTCGGCGGCCTTAGCGCATGGCTTCTACCCAGCATATGCTGCCATCGGTGGGAACGCTGGCAAGAAGCTCAAGGGCTACTCATTACCAGCCACGACGATTGGGGTGGGAAGTCGGAAAAGCACTACCGCCGCTTTGAGCGCGAATGCACCAAGTGCGGCAAAACCCAACTACGAAAGAAAAGAGACGGATAATGGATATGAACTGCACCCAGTGCCCAGAGTGTAATGGGTACGTAGACACTGACGGAGACTCCATAGAAGATTGCATGTACGGCTCGGAACGCTGCGAAACCTGCGGCGGCTGCTACTGCGATTGGAGCTGCTAATGACAACTTTCGATGACCTCACACCCTTGCAGCGCCAGGAATTAATCGGAACATGGGTAGACCTCAACGGGAGCACACAACCACACATCTACCTGGGCGAGTTCACCAGCAACACGGGTATTCGCCATGGGGCACGCCTATTCAACCCCACCTACACAGACACCTACGCCGCCTTCGAGGATTGCACACCACGCCCTGACCTGCCCCGCGCCTGGGCACCACACGGCACACCCGTAGCTGGGGAGTGGGAATACGCCGTGCAATACCTGACCCCGGACGGGTGGAAATACAGCCGCCCATCGTGGGAAAATCGCTGGCAGGACAGCGAAGCCGTCCAAGAAGTCCGAGCCTACCGCGACCACCCAGATGAAGAAACCCGCCTTGTCCGCCGCCTGGTCTCCCAACCCGAGGTGATGGAGGAATGAGCCACAGCAACGCAACCGTCACTTGGGCGCTCACATACGGCGAGACAACCCCTTACGTGTGGTGCGTCTACGTGAACGGTATCCCCGAAAAACGATTCATACGCAGGGAAGAAGCAATCCACTACCTAGACAAATCAGTGAGGGGTCATTCCATCAATGACTAATCGAGCACTACTCGCAGCCGCCGACTACGCAAAGGAATAAACATGACCACAAACGAACTAAACCTTCCACCCAGCCACGACACCCGCCGATTCACCCACCACGGATACCAATGCGCAGTACTGATGGGGCCAATGACCATCAACGGGTACGTTGCCCTCCCAGACGGGCACCCGTGGCTTGATTATCCAACCCCGCTGGAAGTCCACCCCGACATCGACGTTCACGGTGGAATCACCTATTACTACGGCAACATCATCGGCTTCGACACCAATCACTTCGGTGACGGCCAGCACCCCGATGCCCCATACGGGAACACGTTCCGCTTCACCGGCCATATCTGGAATTGGGATGAGGTTGAGGCAGAAACCCGTCGACTCGCCACACAAGCCAAAAACGCAGAAAGGATAGAGAAATGACCAACATCGACAAAGCCGCTGACCTGCTTTATCAACGCTCAAAAGAACTACTAGGGGTAGACAGCGATGCCGCGCACAGAGCCTGCAAAGAACACGCCCAAGCCCTCGCAGACGCGGGACTACTCGCAACCGATTTGCCGGAGGAAAACGACCTCGATATTTTCGCGTCAGAGGGTAAAGAGTGGATACAGGTCTGCTCAGACGTCCCCCACGTGTGGGCAGCGCCGGACGGGCTAGTCATGGTGCAACGAATCGGCCCCGGAGAACTCACACCCACCGAAGCACGCGAAGTCGCCTACGCCCTACTCTTAGCCGCCGACTACTCAGAGGAACAAGAATGACTATTCAAGGATTCCGCATAACCAACAAGGGCCGCGCAGCCCTGATAGCGATGAAGGAAAATGCGAAGCAGGATGAAGAAGTCCCGGCTCACTACCGCATAGCAGATGCCCTCGCTGAGGCGGGCCTACTCGCGCCTGACCTACCAGAGCCGTCCGCTGGTTCAGATGGAGCGCTGCTATGGCACAACGAGACTGTCTGGATAGAAGACGACGAGGTTGCTGTCTACACCGACCTACCCAAGTCTATTGGCTGGATGACCACCAATGAGGCTCGCAACCTCGCCCACGCTCTACTCGCAGCAGCCGAATACGCCAAGGAGCAAGAATGACAGAATTCAAGAAACCGATTAACTGGAACACCGTACCCGACCCCAAGGACGCTGAGGTGTGGGACAGGCTCACGGGTAACTTTTGGCTGCCGGAAAAAATTCCCGTGTCTAATGACCTCCCCAAGTGGGGAGTCATGAGCGAAGATGAGCAATGGGCCACAATGCGAGTGTTCGCGGGCCTAACAGCACTAGACACCTTGCAGGGCGCGGTGGGGGCTATATCCCTCATGCCAGACGCTACAACCCCGCATGAGGAAGCCGTGTTGTGCAACATAGCTTTTATGGAAGCTGTGCATGCGAAGTCCTACTCCAATATTTTTATGACGCTTTCCAGCACCCCGGAGATTAACCGTGCGTTCCGTTGGGCTGAGGAATCCGAAACACTGCGCTACAAATCAACCCGTGTGCGTGAATTCTACGAGGGCAACAATCCCCTCATGCGTAAGGCAGCATCCACGCTTCTAGAGTCTTTCCTGTTCTACTCTGGCTTCTACCTGCCATTGCGCTTCGCTTCACGCGGTTATCTCACAAACACTGCGGACATTATTCGCCTAATCATCCGCGATGAGGCGGTGCATGGCTACTACATTGGCTATAAGTACCAGCAAGCCATAAAGCGTCTAGACGAGGCGCAGCAGCAGGAAATCAAAGACGCCGTATTCGATTTGGTGTTTGACCTCTACGACAACGAAATCACATACACCGAAAAGATTTACGACGACTTGGGCTGGACTGAGGACGTTAAACGTTTCCTGCGCTACAACGCCAATAAAGCCCTAAACAATCTAGGCTATGAGGGATTATTCCCGTCGGATGAGTGCCGCGTAGACCCCGCGATTCTTTCCTCACTCGCACCCGACGCAAACGAGACGCATGATTTCTTTTCTGGCTCCGGTTCCTCCTACGTCATCGGCAAAGCGGAGGAAACCCAGGATGATGATTGGGATTTCTAGTTTGTGATTGTGTGGCCCTGTGCTTTTGCATGGGGTCTTTTTTGTTGCATTGATTTGCTACATGTAACACTATGATGTAACATTGGGGGTGTCAGAGAGTCCTGCCAGACTCACCCCAACCAGAAAGGAAACACCATGAACCTCGACATCCTGTTTGAAATGACCGCCGCCCTCGGCATCGAATGCCAGGCACCCTACGACCCATTCGACGGAGACGCGGATAATCACGGTCAGTACTTCGATATTCACATCAAGCCCGGTTATTGGTATCGCGTCTACACCGGAGGCTACAAAGGAAACTTTGCCACCTCGACGGTTTGGCACCACGACGGAGAAACTGATCGCTACGACTTTGACGCCGGTATCGCCGCCGAAATCATCTCCGAATGGGTAGAGGCAGCCAGCGAGCGCGAAGCAATCAATCTAGTCGCCTAACAAAGCGCAGGAGGGGGGCGCATTCCATATCACGCCCAACGCACCCCAACCATTGAAAGGAAACACCATGAAACGCTACGCGCCGGCCATCCTCAAACAAACCGAGGACTTCACCAATCACCAGCTCCAAATGATGCTGTGCACCATGATGCCCATCATCGAACACCACACCGACGAAACAACCGCACAGGCAATCCTCGACCACGCCATCCAGGTTGAGAACGAGCACAAGGCGGTGGCCTAAATGACAACGCTCATCACACCGCACAATCGCAGGATGAATAACAGTTGGCGCTGGGAAGCCAAATGCTTAGGCGATGACCCCGCAAAATACGACCTCGACAATAGGACATCTAATAAGGCAGCAATCGCCCGCGAATTGTGCGCCGGGTGCCCCGTGAAACGTGAATGCGCCGCCGATGCCTTGATGTTTGAAGCGTGGGGCACAGTACGCGCCGGGGTATGGCTCCCAGGTAACGGGCTAATGAACTACCAGCAACAGAACTACATCAACGTACTGAAGCGCGTAGCAGCAGGGGAGGATGCGTAATGGAACTGTTTAATGACCACTTCCAGAACTTCAAGCGCTACAACACCCCAAAAGCGCAGCTAATCATTGCCGACATACCTTATAATTTGGGCGCTAATGCTTACGGCTCAAGCCCCGCTTGGTACATCGGTGGCGACAACAAGAACGGCGAATCCGAACTAGCGGGCAAGCAATTTTTCGACACAGACAAAGATTTCCGCGTCCCTGAATTCATGCACTTCGCCAGTAAGATGCTCCGCCCGGAACCGAAAGCCAAAGGCCAGGCACCGGCCATGATTGTGTTCTGCGCATTCGACCAACAATGGGCGTTGATTGAAGAAGCAAAGCGTTACGGCTTCAACCACTACATCAATTTGGTGTTCCGCAAACCATCCTCACCGCAGGTGCTCAAGGCCAATATGAAAGTGGTTGGCAATGCGGAATACGCGCTTATCTTCTACCGAAACAAGCTACCTAAATTCCGCAATCATGGCCGCATGGTCATGAACATCATGGACTGGGCAAGGGACGGTAGCCACATCCCTAAGGTGCACCCCACACAAAAGCCCGTCGCACTCATGGAACGATTGATCGACCTGTTCACCGACCCCGATGATGTAGTCATTGACCCATGCGCAGGCAGTGGTGCCACGCTAGTAGCCGCTGAAAATCTAGGCCGCAAGTCTTACGGCTTCGAAATCAAGAAAGACTTCTGCCAAGCATTCGAGAATGAGATGCGGCACGCCGTCACACCAGCGTTGACATACGGCAACGACCCAGAACCCATCATTGCGCAGCCACTGTGGGGTGAGCCAGCATGACCCCACTGGAAGCCAAAAAGCAGCTCAACCGGGTTGAAGCAGGGGGCTACGCCTCCCAGGATGTTGCAGTCGCTGCGTTAAATGATGTGGCGGGCCTGCGGTATGAGTACGCCGCCCAAGTCTGGCGGCCACTACTCGAAAAGTGGCTATTTGTGGGGCCGTCTGGATTGTGGGAACGGCCGCACCGCGCCCGCTGGTATGCGCTATCTGCCACGGCTGAGCGGATGGCCGTTGACAAGTACCCAGACCAACAGGTGCGAGTCGTGGCGCGTGCCTACAGTCAGCCCATCGTCATGAGTGAGGAAGAGCGCGAGGAAGAATGTTTAACTCTCTAATAAACCTGCTATCCGCCTACGCCTACACCCCGGACGGTGGCGTAGCTGACCCTAATCACCCCGTCTACATTCTGCTGTGGGTATTGAAGGTGCTGTCATGACAGTACTGTGCACCCGCACCACAACCATCATGCCACCATACAAGCCCCGCGCTGGGGAGGTGCAGCGCGTTAAGGTGGACGGCACCGTAGAATCCTGCACCCAAGCACGCCGCAACCGGCCCGAACCCGAACACCTCCAATTCCAGGAGCCGGAGCCGGGCCTATTCCGCCGCTGCCGACAGGTCTACCGATACGGCCCCTGGGGCGAACCGATCCTAGTGCAAGGCAGATGGGATGTCTTCGAACTCTGGTACGAGGAATCATGAAGATAGGCGGCATGTTTGCAGGCTACAGCGGCCTAGAGATGGGTGTCATGCGGGTGTTCGATGCTAGTCCCGCATGGTTCGCGGAAATAGATGAAGCCCCGGCCCGCATCCTCCACCACCACTACCCACACGTGCCCAACCTAGGCGACGTGACCAAAGTGGACTGGGGGAGCGTGCCACCCATCGACATCCTCACCGCTGGCTACCCTTGCCAACCCTTTTCGCAGGCCGGGCACCGTAAAGGAACGAATGATGAAAGGCACCTTTGGCCGCATGTCCTCAACGCCATTCGCATACTACGACCACAATTCGCAGTCTTTGAAAACGTGCCAGGCCACATTACTTTGGGACTTGACACCGTGCTCTGTGACCTTGCCAGCATCCGGTGGGATGCGGAATGGACAACTATTCGAGCATCCGACGTGGGGGCGCCGCACCACCGGGAGCGGCTTTTCATACTTGCCTACCCCAACGGCCAGCGACCACAAACGGAACGACAGCCCGGCGGACAGGCGCAGGAAATCGCCTGGGATAACGACATGCTCGGCTTTTTGGCCGGGCTTAATGGAGCTGTAGACATCGACCATGAATTGAGATGTCAGTTTGAGGATTACGGCCCTGCGATTCTTACTTGGGCACTTATGACGGGCACACCGCCGCCACTATTGCTTGTGGATCATCCCGTGCGTTCTCTGCACCCGCGGTTCCCAGAAAGCAAATCGGCCACCAATCCTGAATTCATTGAATGGATGATGGGCTTGCCTGCTGGTTGGGTGACCGGCGTACCGGGATTGGTGCGCACGCAAATACTGAAAGCATTAGGCAACGGTGTGTGCCCGCAGCAAGGGGCGGCGGCGTTACGTGAGATTCTTTCCCGCGCATGATTAAAGCCCACCGTGTGAGGTGGAGCAATTGGGCACACGGTGGGCTTTAGCGCTTGGCAATGGAAGAGGTGCAAGCACCAATCATCATACACGGAAAGTTACACCATGCAACAAACATACACCATGCCACTGTCATTCCAACGGCCACCGCTTAATCAGAATGACCGCATACACTGGGCAAAGAAAGCACGCATCGTTAAAGCCGCCCGGTTTGAATCACGCATGAGGGCAAAATCCATGCGCCTACCAGTAGCGAAGAATAGTATCACCGTGCAATTCTGCTACCAGCCACGCGATAACCGGCGACGTGACCCCGGTAATCTCACGGCCACATCCAAACCAATCGTGGACGGCCTAGTGGACGCTGGGATTGTTCCCGATGACTGCCCACCGTATGTGCGGGAACTCATGCCAGAAATCCTACCTGCGGTTAAAGGCGAACCCGCCAAGTGCTGGATTACGATTAGCTACACGTAAATGTTGCACGATGCCACATGATTGATGTAACTTTACATATGTGAATCGTCCCCCATGCGCAGGCCATGCCGTATTCACCAACCCCCAACCAGTAGACCCCGCCACCATTGACGCAATGGAAATGTGCACCTACTGCCCCCTGCTGAAACAATGCGCACTCAACGCACTCACCGCAGGGGACAGTCTAGACATGGTGCACAAACAACCAGCCACAGGTGTCATACAGGCCGGGGTGTGGTGCACAGGCGACCAAGACACCGCCAACCAACTCGCCACCATCGCCGGTGTTGACGCGCCACAAATCGGGCCACATGCGAGATTCACCCCACCTGACAACTGCCTAGGGTGCGGAAAACCAATGACTACACGCACAAAAGGAATACCACTAACAAAAGACGAACTAACGCACGCGGCGCACGGATACTGCCGAATCTGTGACGCTAAACGCCGCCGCCAAAAAGATTGGCAATCAACCCAACCAAAAAACACCACTATTTTCACTTGGAGAGAAAAAAGACATGACCGCAACACTGGCCCTGGCCGTAAGCATCATCGCACTCATCCTAATAGTCGGCCTCACCATCATGGTGATCGACCAGGCCCGAATCGTAAAGGCGTGCAAGAAAGCCTATTTTAGCCCCGTCACTATTGATGTGGTGGGGGATAAGAATAATGTTCCTGCACGTGCACACGCCACGGATGCGGGGTTTGACGTGCGCATTAACGAAGATGTGCATCTTGCACCGGGGGAACGCGCACTAGTGACTACCGGTATCCGCTTAGGGGTTCCTGAGGGGTACTATGTCGCGGCTGTTCCTCGTTCCGGTATGGCGCACAAGGTGGGGGTCACTTTGAATAATGCGCCTGGCACGATTGATGCTGGGTATGAGGGTGTTGTTTACCTGAATTTGATTAATCACAGCCCTAAGCATGTTGTGCTGCATAAGGGGGATCGTGTGGCGCAGTTGGTGGTTAATCGTGTGCAGCCTGCCATCATGCGCCAGGTAAACGCGCTTGATGGTGATACGGCACGCGGCGTTAATGGGCATGGTTCCACGGGGGTGCAGTAATGGGAATCGCCGAAAATGCTATTGCGGCTGGTGAAGCGGAACTGAAACGCCTAGGGATGATGGACAATGACCCGGTGAATCACCCGCAGCATTACACGGGGTTTAGTAACGGCGCTGAGGTTATCGACATCACGGAGAACCTCACGTTCAACGCCGGAAACGCGGTGAAGTATGCCGCCCGCGCCGGGCGCACAGATGGACGCAATAAAGGTGCCGTAGCCGAAGACCTGCATAAAGCAATCTGGTATCTCAACCGCGAACTACAACGCTTAGAGGGTAACCATGAATGATTTTGAGCGCTCCAAGTGGAATCACCCATCCATGAAGAATCGTATCGATGCTGAAATAATGGCCATGGAACACGGCCTAGGCATCGACGCGGAAGACCCTCAAGAGATTGAGCCACCCGCAGTAAAGCGGATGAAGCGGGAGGGGCGCAGGAAACCACGGGGGTACACATTCCCATGGCGATAAGAGAATGCCCATGCCCCAACAAAATCAGGCACGGCTCCAAACATGCCGCCCTAAACGCCCTGCACCGTGAATGGCGGCGAGGGCGACAAAAGCACATGCCACTGCGTGTCTACAAATGCGTATGCGGAGGATGGCATACAACATCGAAACCCTATAGGTGGTGGAAAAATGAATCGTGATTATCATGTGGTTCAGGTCTATGACCGTTGGGTAGTTGCAACACACTGGTCTATTGAGTCTTTGTCTGATAGGCGGATTATTGCGAACTTTGCTGACAAATCCATGGCCGAAGCCTGGCTAGAGTCATACACGGCATGGATAGACAAGTTGCACGGCGTAACAGTGTGATGTAACATGGGGTTGTGTTGGTGGCCACGAAGCCTAACACCGCAACCACCAAACACCAGGCCTATCACCTGATACAAAGATAGTTCCCGCACTAAGAGGATAGGAAACACAATGAGCTATGAATACCTAACAATCATCGCATTGCTGGTAAACATTCTTGTGCAGCTTATCGGCTAGTAGGGGTAAAAAGAGTGCACGTAGCTTAACCCGGCAAAGCACAACCTGATTAGGGTGCATGACAATTGGATGCACCCCAACCCGGCAATGATGGTGGTTCAACCCCACCCGTGCACACTAAGGGGATGTAGTCGTTTTTGTTCATTTCGGCGACGCAAGGGCATAACCAGTGGTTTCCCTGACTTTCACCACACAACGGCACTGTGACCCTGCATTCTCCCAACAAACCTAAACCATAATTCAATAACAAAAAAGGGGTGGACACCAATGGAACAATTAATCTTCTACACGCTAGTAGCACTCACAACATTCACCATCGTGGATTTAATCGCACTAGTCACAACCTCGCACATGGACAGTGACCATGTTGGCAAGCACCGCGCAACTAACAATGATGATTAACATGCGCGGCATGGACTCAGTAGACGACATCATCATGCCCCTAGCCACCCTCCGTGTTCAATACGGAATCGACATCGAGGGAAACAGTATTACCGCAGTGTCATGGACAGACCCAGAAACAGGTAAGACGGCAGACCACATCCTCCGCAACGGCATCATCGGCTACCTGCAGGAACTCGAAGCGGCAGAAGTGTTCGAGGGCTGGGATGATTAGATGTCCACGCCACGGTTTAGTCTGTGGGCATGATTCATATTGACCCAGAAATCCAAGCGATAGTAGATGCACGATGGGCGGCAATGCCCGAAGAATGGCGCAACCTCCCAGACGATGAAGTCACCGCATGCGGAATGCCACTAGGCTTAGTGCACCCAGACCTCTACGACGAAAACAACCAACCACGAGATTGGAACAAGTGAGCTAGAGGGGACTGCGCTCATGTCAGCCGCCTGCCTTAAAATTTTCATGTGCAGCAACACGGCTACACACCAACAATCCAAGGAGGATAAATGAAGCTCCACGTCCAGGGCACTGAACCTGCACAGAGCCAGAACTATGAGGGTGAAAACCTCACGTTCGAAGTTAAAAGCGGATTTCTAAATGTCTTTGAGGGCGACAAACTCATCGGCCAGCATAATCAGAATATGTGGGCCTACGTCTCAATCGCCGAAGACTAGCCGCTAGACAATGCCCCGCGCCTTTTAGGCTGTGGGGCATGACTATGACCCCAATCTCCCAGTTGAAGTTCTACCCCGGTAATGCGCGCCGGGGAGACATTGACCTTATCGCCGAATCGTTGGAACGCCTGGGCCAATACAAGCCGGTAGTAGTAAACACCGGTGGAAAAGAACCGGAACTAACCAACGTGATTCTGGCAGGGAACCATACGGTCATGGCGGCTCAACGCCTAGGCTGGGACACGGTAGATGTGCACCTGGTGGACTTAGATGCGGACGCGGCGAAACGCGTGGTAATCGTTGATAATCGCGCCAACGATGTCGCCACCTACGAGGTGGAAGAACTGGTTAACCTGCTCACCGAACTACCAGACCTTGAAGCGACCGGCTTTGACCGTGACGAGCTGGATGCCATGCTCGAAGCCCTGGATGACTTGGACGAGGAAGTACCGGACAGGCCAGCAGACCCCAAACCAGATGGCTTTAACCTACTCATTGAATGTGACAGTGTGGAGGAACAGCAACGCATCAAATCCCGCCTACTGGCGGAGGGTGTGACCGTCTCCGAGGTCTAGACAACGCCCCTGCCTGTGTAATCTTCCTGGTTGATTGTTTAGACCCAGGAGGTTTAACTATGCCACGCCTACACGCCGACAACACGAAAGCAGTCATCGCAGAACGCCGCCGCAAAGCATACGAACTACGCATGCAAGGCGCATCCTACTACCAAATCGCCGACAAACTAGGCGTATCGCACGACACAATCCGCAAAGATATTAAAGCATTCATGGATTACATTCCCCGCGAGAATGCTATCGAATTACGCGATATGGAACTGGACAAGCTCAACCAGATGGAACTGGCGTTACAGAAGAAGCTACGATCCGGTTCCCCACAAGCGGTTAATGCAGCAATCCGAATCATGCAGCACCGCGCCACCCTCATGGGCCTAGACCGCATCGAGAACAACGATGGCCTGGATGGTGCTAAGGCCGCAATGGATGCCATCGTCACGGCGTTGCTCAAGGGGCCAGTGGCGCAACCAGTGGAGGATGACAATCAGGATGATTGATGTCTCCGAAGTGATGGGGTTTAGCCAGAAGCAGAAGGATGCGATGGCTGGCTCCACGGGCCGTGTGAATATCTGGGACGGGTCGGTGCGTTCAGGTAAGACGTACACGTGGGCTATCCTCATGCTGTCATTGGTGGCGGCATATACGGGTAGTGCCGCGATTGTTATCACTGGTAAGAACCGCGATTCGATTTACCGCAACGTATTCGAACCCATCGAAACACTCACCCTATTTATCCCCGTCAAAAAGTATGTGGTGTACCGACAAGGCGCACCCCGCGCCACCATCTTCGGGAAACAAGTACACATCATCGGTGCGAACGACGCCGGGGCGGAATCCAAGATTCGTGGTATGACCATTGGCCTAGCTTTTGCGGATGAGATTACCCTGCTACACCCCGCATTTTTCAAGCAGCTACTATCTCGTTTGTCGAAGTCCTACTCCAAGCTATTCTGTACTACTAACCCCGATAGTCAGAATCACTGGCTGCGCAAAGAATACTTGACCCGCATCCCCGACTGTATGCACTTTGACCAGCACACATCTCCGGAGGATGAACTGTCGGATTGGACGTACTGGCATTTCACGATGGAGGATAACCCATCACTTACGGAGGGTTATAAAACTAATCTGCGGAAAGAATACACGGGCATGTGGTATCGCCGGTTTATTCTTGGTTTGTGGGTTGCTGCTGAGGGTGCGATCTATCAAATGTGGGATGAGGATCGGCATGTGATTCGTCCGGATGATATGCCGCCCATGAAACGCACACTCGCATTGGGTATTGACTACGGTACTACTCACCCCACCGTTGGTATCCTGCTGGGCTTGGGGGAGGATAACCGGCTGTACGCGTTGGATGAATGGTTGCCTGGCAGGCTCACAGATAAGGCATTATCAGAGTCTCTGAAAGAATTTCGGGATAGTCATTCGCAGCCGGAATGGGTGTACGTTGACCCCGCCGCCGCATCATTTAGCTTGCAGTTGCATGAGGATGGACACCGCCGCGTAGACAAAGCAAACAATGATGTACTAGACGGTATCCGAACCGTGGCGAGTCTGCTAGACAACGATCAACTATTCGTATCCTCTACGTGCACAAAACTCATAGAAGAATTGCCCGGCTACAGGTGGGATGAGAAAGCAGCTGAAAAAGGTATCGATAAACCGATTAAAGAAATTGACGATGCCGCAGATGCCCTCAGGTATTCCGTGTACTCATCCCGCTACATGTGGTCTAGGTTCATTCAATCGTAGGAGATTCACTTATGGCATTGCCCGCGCCTAATACCACGTGGCCCCCGGAGAAGTGGGCACCTGTCACTAGCATGATTGCGGATGCTTCACTGTGGTGGGAGGGTGATACTAAGCGCCTTGATTCGCACTATGCTACGGGTGGGTTTAATCGCCCATCCCAGTTTCAAGGTGGCGTGGTTGGGGCGGTGTCGCGTTTCTTTTGGGGTTCGCCTACTCCGCAGGGGCAGCCGAATCGTAAGGTGCATTTGCCGTTGGCTGCCGACCTGGCATACACGTCTTCAAGTCTGTTGTTTGATACCCCGCCGACATTCACGGTGAACGATGAGCACGGCCAAGAGCGCCTAGACAACATGCTCAATAACGACACGTTCCCTGCTGACCTGCTGGTCATGGGTGAATCGTGTGCTGCGTTGGGTGGCGCATACGGTCGCATCATGTGGGATACGGATGTGCAGGCAGACCCGTGGATTGATTTTGTGGATGCGGATAGTGCCTATCCTGAATTCAGCTACGGCAAGCTCACGGGAATCACGTTTGTTGAAACCTTACCCAAGACGGATGAAAAGACCACATGGCGGTTGTTGTCGTACTACACCGCAGGGCGTATCGAATACGGGTTGTATGAGGGTAAGGATGGAAACCTAGGTACACCGCGTGAACTGGACGCGCACCCAGCCACCACCGTACTAGCAGAGATCGTGGACTCCAACGGTGGGGTGGACTCGCACACCACCGGTATTGCCGCCGCATATTTCCCTAACGCCCTGCCTGTGGTTGGGTTCCGCAAAGACGGCCAATTGCGCAATATTGGACGCCCAGACATTAGCCCAGACTTGCACTCCCTGTTTGACACGCTGGATGAGATTTGGACAGACATTCGCCGTGAAATGCGCCTGGGTAAGATGCGCGCCACCGTGCCTGAACACTGGCTGGATAACGCCGGATTTGGTAAAGGCCAAGCATTCGATGTTGACCGTGAATTCTACGACGGCATGAACATCTCTCCGTCAGAGAATGCTGGCGCGCAGTTCTTCCAGCCATCGTTGCGTTTCGAGCAGTATTTGAAACTGGCGGAGCAAACTGTGCTGGAAATTCTACGCCGCGCAAATTACAGCCCCGCCACATTCGGTATTGGTGGAAGCACGGCGGCACAAAAGACCGCCCGTGAGGTTGAAGCCGAATACCAGGCATCCGTACAAACGTGGAAAGCGAAAGCGCGCTACATGCGCGCCGGACTTTCACAGTTGGCGGATGCACTACTTGAAGTTGATGCGTGGCTTAACAACACGCCGATTCCCGCTGAGCGGGTCAAGGTTGATATGGCAGCACCTGTGCAAGAAACCATGCTCGACAAAGCACAAACCGTACAGGCATTGGATGCGGCGCGGGCGATCTCGACTGAACAAAAGCTTAACTTGCTGTACCCAGAATGGGATGAGGAAGATAAGGCCGAAGAGGTCGCAAAAATCCTGGCAGAGCAGTCTGGGCAGCTTGACGCAGACCTTAGTCTTGAATCAGATGACCCCCTCGACCCGGTAGATGATGACCTACTGGCGGATGACGACACGGAGTAAACCGCGTGGTATTTGACCCTGCTAAAGCAGACGGGATTGGCAGCAACATCGTTGATGTCTATTCCCGCGCTGAGCTGTACCTAATTAAGGTCATTCGTGACGCGTTGATTAAGGCGGGGGAGTCACCATCATGGGCTGAGGCTGAACTATTGGCGATCCGTCAGCAGCGCGGCAGGATTCAGGGTATCGCGGCGCAATTGCAGAAGATGGCACCATCCCTATTTGAGGATGTGACCGCGCAGGCTTTTCTACGTGGCCAGGTGGAAGCTGAAAAGGAATTGGTGAACATCCCACAGCTTGACCCGCCTAGCACCATCATTAACGATGATGCGGTGTACGCCCTGGCTGCGGAACAAATCGGCGTCATGTCACAGGTACATAAGAGCATTCTGCGCCGCACGGATGATATTTGGCGCGCTATCACCGCAGAAGCCGCCGGCTATTCTGTCACCGGCGCGATGACCACATTTGAAGCCGCCCAGCGTGCGTTTACCCGCATGGCACGCGACGGCATGGGATTCTTTCAGGATGCAGCAGGCCGCAAATGGGGACTAGATACCTATGCCGAAATGGCAGTACGCACCGCAACCATGCAAGCACTGCGCGCCGGGCATTCCGAAACCCTGCAACAGTGGGGCGTTGACCTCGTTGTCGTATCCTCGCACAAGAACCCGGCACCGCAATGCCAACCCTATGAGCGTAAAATCCTCTCACTCACAGGCAAATTCCCTGCTGGCACGCACCGCATTAATGACAACATTGTAAGCGTTAAGGCAACCATGCAGGATGCGGAAGCACGCGGCCTGCATCACCCTCATTGCCGACACTCACATTCTGCCTACGTGCCGGGCCACACGCGTATCGATTTGCGCGAAGAACCCTACGATGATTCGGGCTATAAGGCGACGCAAAAGCAGCGCTACTACGAGCGCCAAATCCGCGCATCCAAGCGTATGGAAGCCGCCGCAATCAGCGACGCAGACAAGCAGGCAGCACGCCAGCGCATACGCACCTATCAGGCGAAACTACGCGACCATATTAATGAGCATGATTTGCCGCGTCGCCGACACCGCGAACAACTACGCAAAACCACCAGCGACACCAATTAACGCAATTAAACACTAGTCAATTGGTGTGCGGCCAATTTCTGCGCACAGTCTGAGATACGACCGGAATCTCTCAATCCTCACCCTTACCGCCACATGAGATACCCCCTCGCTACGTCCTATCTCCGATAGTGATTCGCCCGCGTCTCTACGCTCCATCCATGCCCTCGCGCCTGGCTTCGCCGTCCGCTCATACAGCTGGATGCGGTAGCACCGGTCGCTACATGTAGCGCGCCCGCGCACCTCAGTAAGCAGATTTCCGCAGACTATACAGCGGCGGGTGACAGGCTTTTTCGCGCCTTTGATGTTTTCCCGCGCCGTCGCTGCTTTCTGCTCAGCAACCACACCACGGGAGGTGAAAGACTCTTCTGTGCGGGCGTGTGATGCGGCTGTGGGGTCGCGCTTTTCCACCATCCGATCCCACTCCGGTGTACCCACATGGCTTAGGGCTTGGAGTGACTTGGCGCGCCGCGTCTCAGGGGCTACTAGCCCCATGCCGCGTGGCAACCCATGCGCTTGCTTGTACTCTGCTGCGGTCATGCCGTGGGCTTTAATCAGGTGGGGGGCCAGTGCCCGGTACAGCCCCCCGCACTCGTGGCAGATAATGCGCTCATCGTCGCCGTCGAGGTAGCCGTACCGGCCATGCCCGTCTTTGTCGCCGGGTTTCATGCGCGGATGATTTTGTCTACTGCCTGGCGGGAGATACCCGCAGCGGTGGCCACATCCTGTACGCGTGCCCCGGCGTGCACGGCGGCGCGGATAGTGGCGTCACGCTCGTCGCGTAGAGCATCGGCGGTGTCGGTGGCGTGCTGGTAGTCTGCGGTGGCTTCCTCTAGGGCGGCGAGCTGCTTTTGACCAAGGTCACCGGCGCGGCGTGCGGATTTAACGGCGCCGATAAGGAAGTCGGCATCGTCTTTGCTGATTTCGTCCTCGTCGATGCTGCGATCTTCTAGCTTCTCAATCTGGGCGATGTAGGTGCGTAGGGCATCTTCGGCGGCGTCGATACTCATGTCTAGTGCGTAGTGGAGAGTCTCGGAGAGATTATCGATGGTGGTCATTGCGTTGGTTCCTTTCAGGTGGTGGGGTGGGGCCGGTTTCCCGACCCCTTGGCGGCTAGTCCATAGCGCTAATGCGATCCATCTTTTCGGCGCAGCGGTCGCAGGTGGGGACTTCTACGATTTGGAGCTTTCCGTCTATGATTTGAGCGCCAGGGCGAGTGGTGGTGGCTTCATTTTCGCAAAGTGCGAATTGCTGGCAGGTCATTGTTTTCCTTTCTACTGTGTGGTACTCGTTGACTGCGGTTTCTAGGCTCATTGGTACTCAATTTCAGTGGCCGTGGTGTTTTGGGTGTGCAGGCCGTGGAGGTTGAAGCCTTTGGTTCGCATATGAAATTTAATTGCTTCTTCTTGGTGGGGGTCGCTGTAGTCGCCGTGCGCCATGGCTACGGATTCAGGGATCGGGGCGAGTGTGTAGGCGATGAAGCTGTCGCCGTTATCGTCTGTTGAGTGGAGTTCAATGTCGTTTTCGGTGAAGATTACGTTAAAGGTGTTCATGGTGCGGATTCTTTTCTTTAGCGCCCGATGATGGTGACTGTCGCGGTGTATTCGGTTTGCTCTTGGGTGTCCTCGCCGGTTTCTGCGATGGTGCCCTGGATGACGATTTCTGCAAAGTCCTCTTCGATTTCCTGAGTTACAACCTCGAAGTCTTGCAGGCTTCCCTCGTAGTCAGGGGAGTTGAAGAAGTCGAGGATGTCGTTGGTTACCTCTTCGGTGGTGTCTCCGGTGGTGTCGATGTTTGCGGTGGTGTGGGTGATTCCGTTATGGGAGAGTTCCATCTCTGCGGTGTAGGTGAGGGTGGTCATGATGTGGTCCTTTCTTTGTGAGCTTTGTGCTCATTTTGCTTACACCCCCATTATATGCCACCCCGGTGGACAATGCAACCCGGGTTGCAAACATTGTTTATGACATAGACGAAGCCCTGCCGTTTCGGGGGGTGGCAGGGCTTCGGCCCGGAGCTGCGCTCAACAGGCAACCATGATCCTAAAACAGGTTGGTGGGGTTCGCATGTTGAAAAATTGGGGCGAAAACACCCTACCTGGGACATGGGTCGATAACGTCACTGTGACAAAATATCCCCCGGCTGGCAGACCAGGGGACAGGTTGGGGAACGTGGATTAATCTTCTCCGAAGAAATCCTCCATCGGAATAGCCCAGATAAATTCCATATCCTCCACTTTTCCTGCGATAAAGGATTGAAGTTCATCCATTATGGGGATGATGCCGGTTCCAAACCGGTTGACCAGGGTGGCGCGAAACCTACTGCCGCTAATTTCCTTGAGATATTCGACAGATTCGCAGTGACGGATTTCACGCTCCTGTTCCGGCGTAAGGGTGAGAACGTTCATTACGCCACCATCCAATCTGCAATGTTGATGACCTGCGCCATCGGCTCGTCCGGTGGTTCCGGGGCGGTGAAGTAGTCGAACATGTTGATTACATCTGCCATGACTATGCCACCTCCGGAAGCATCGGGTCGATGCTATTCAGTCCAAGTTTGCGGCGAATGAAATCAATTCCCACCGGCTGCACATAGGTGGTGTACGAGCATCCCATCTCGCCGTTCTTCCTCTCGTACTCGTGCGCCTTGACCTCAAAATACTTCATGTACTGGGAATACGGCGTGTTCTTCATCGCACCCTTGGAAATGAGAACACCCGCGTTGCGCAGTTCACGGAACAACCAGTTCTGTCCACGACCGAACATCTTCGCCACGGTACCGATGTTGTACTTTCCGGTGGTATCGATGAAATCGTCGTATGCGTCGGCCTTGGGTTCAAGTTCCTTGTTCTTCGCTTCGAGCGCTAGGCGTTCTTCCTCGGCGTTGAGGGCGATTTGCAGGATCTCGGAGCGAGTCATTTGTGCCACGACACTTTTGGCGTTCTCGATGGATGTGGCGTGTGCTTCGCGTGCCAGGCGCTCACATTCGATGAAGTACTGGCGGGCTTGCTTGCCTTTGTCGGTGCGCTGGATCATGCTGATTTCTTTCGCCATGTCCAGGCTCACGATGTGGTCAATACGTGGGCGACCTGCACCATTGGGTTTTACTGAAGTTTCAGTAAAATCCTGACCTGCGGAAAAGCCGTAGTCCACCATGCGCGGGAACCAGTCGTTGTAGCGCTCTTTGACTTCGAGGAAGGCGTGGAGGTCGCGGCCCATGACGGCTTGCACTCCATCGTTCTCGGTCAATGGGATGACAACGTTGTTGTTTGCGCCCTCGTTGTAGGGCATGGGAGAATTACCCATGATTCAATCCTCCTAGTGATTGAGTCCGTGCTCCGGGTGGTTGCAGCCACGCCGGGGCTTCTTATATGGCAACCGCAGAAACATCAAAAGGGCTATTTCCTTGGTATGGAAATAACCCTAATGTAAGTTACGCAAAATGTCAATTAGTGCGTTTGACCTTTAGCAATTCTGGAAACTTGAACGTTACTTATTCCGAGTGCTTTGGAAAGTTCAACTGCGGTCACTGGGCCTGAGATTGCCCTCCGGAAAGCGATGCTCCTCTCTCGCTTCGCTTCTTCTATAGTCTTCTCATATTTTTGTTGCGCTTCTATTGCTGCTTTCAAAAGTTCTTCATGTGTTTCCATGTCACCTCAATTCTGTAACTGAATGTTGTCACAAAATGTTACACAATGCAACATTGCGGTTACTGTGCTAACTCCCAAGTGCCGCAGTTCTTAGACTCAAACGCTTTATCACTAGGCAAAATCTCCACATAGCTCTGGCCCCGCGGATTATCATTCGCCAAAATATCATCAGTTGTACCGCTCAAACCAGACAAACGAGCCCAATAACACGCTTGAGTTCCACCATTCCGGTAAGTACCAGGCTGGATGTCTGTACCAACTAAGAAAATCCCGTCTCTGAATGAGTCAACAGGGCCAGTTTCAACGCTCGATTCAGAGGAATCATCAGCCTGAGCCGATTCACTCTCGACGCTCATACCTACCTTGTTTTTGGCTTCCGAATCGACCCAAGTCGAATTTGGGGCTGCATCGGAAATCTTTTGACACATATCCCGCGCCGAATCAAGATTTCCACCCTCTGCGACCGCGCAGTAAACAGCCCAATCTTCGTCCCAAACAACGTAGCCCTCGGAGCCTGTGTCCTTATCCAAAGAGGCAACCTTTACGCCTTGGCTTTGCTCTGGCGTTACGCCATAAGTGAGCAGGACTTTACCGTTGTAGCATGAGCCACTACTAGCTTCATCATTTTCCACGTTTTCGTGACAGTCGCCAGTGATTGCGTCGAGTTCTTTCTGCATGTCTGCGAGTGTTGCCCAACTATCGGGATGAAGTTCCTTGGCAGTCGTATCACCACCACACGCTGTGAGCATGAGTGGGGCAATCAGGATGAGAGATGTGAGAACCTTTTTCATACCTCAAGAATAAACCCACATGCAGGCGCCGCAATGGACAACGGTGTAATTTGTCCACACTCTATGCGTCCGTACTGACTAATACGCATAGGAGAAAACGGTGTCAAACACCCAGGAATCCAGCCAGGCGCAGGAAACCACCCCACAGGACAACGCAACCCAGCCACCTGTACAGGAACCGGTAAACACCCCGGAACCGCCGCAGGCAAACAGCGTTGACCAACTCCCTGAATGGGCGCAAAAGGAAATCCGCACCGCCCGCGAAGAAGCCGCCAAATACCGCACAAAGGCCAAGAGTGCCGCAGAGACCGCCGCCGAAGAAGCACAGGCTAAGGCGCAGGCAGAGCGCGATGCGTTGATTCAGAGTATCGGCAAGCAGCTAGGCCTTGTGGAAGAAGAAACCACCGACAGCGAAGCCCTCATCAAGGCAGCCGTAGAACGCGAACAAGCAGCCGCGAAGCAGCGCGATGAACTGCAGGAACAGCTCAACACCTACCGCCGCAATGACGCGGTACGCACCGCCGTATCCAAGGTGGACGGCCAAGTCGATACAGACCTTTTGTCCGCTGTACTTAATTCGGACAACGCATTTAATCAGTTAGATGTTAATGCAGATGATTTTGATGCCCAGGTGGCCCAAATCGTCACCAGCAAAATCGAATCCCACCCGTCCCTAATCCAGGCGATTCATAAGGCATCCGGTGTGGATACGTCCAACACAACCCGAGGAGCAGAAAAGCCCCTCACCCGCGAAGACTTGAAAAACATGAGTGCTCATGAAATCAACGAAGCGGTTAAGAGCGGCAAGCTGTCCCACCTCATGAATAACTAGGAGACCTAATGTCTGTTGACAATTTCATTCCCGAGATTTGGAATGCCGCCATCAAGGAACCGTATGAGAAGAACCTCATCTACGGCCAGCCCAACGTCGCATCTAACGCATGGATGGGCCAGATCGCCGGCATTGGCGATACTGTCCACATTTCCCGCCTGACTGCCCCCACCATCAAGGAATACACCAAGGGCACCGCAATCGAGGTTGAGGAAGTCAACACCAATGACACCACCCTCAAGATCGACCAGGGCAAGTACTTTGCATTCCGCGTCCACGACGTAGACAAGGTTCAGGCCGCCGGTGATTTCCAAGGCCCAGCAACCCACTCCGCTGGTATCAGCCTGCGTGACGGCGCAGACCAGTACCTCGCAGGCCTGCTTAAGGATGGCGCACTGGCCGCTAACAAGCTGGGCACCCTCCAGGTGGTCAATGATGACCCGGCTAAGGCTGGTGGTAAGCAGACCACCGCGTTTAAGACGCTGGTTCGGCTGTCTGAGAAGCTGAATGCACAGTCTGTGCCGACTGCTGGCCGTTATGTTGTGGTTGGACCTAAGACCTACTCCGCGCTGCTTATGGATCCACGTTTCACCAAGGTGGACGCATCCGGCACCGCTGAGGGTCTGCGTAACGGCATTGTGGGCCGCGCTATCGGTTTCGATGTGCTTGTTTCTAATAACGCGCCGTCTACTGCTGGCCGCGAGCTGGCGATTGCTGGTGTGCCGGATGCGTTCGCGTTCGCATCCCAGCTGGTTGAGACCGAAGCGCTGCGTGACCCGTCCCACTTTGGTGACATCGTGCGTGGCCTGAATGTGTACGGTGCTGCTGTTACCCGCCCGGAGGGTATCGCTACCGCTGACATTAACGTTGTTGACCCTGATGGCGCCCCGGTTGCTGCCTAGTTGATGACACCTGATTAGCGGGGTAGGGGATTGGTGCCCCGCCCCGCTTTTCGCATATTTAGGAGATAAACATGCTTGTATTTGCCAAGCCGGATGATGTTGTTACGTGGGCTGGCTACGCTTTTGAAAAAGACGTGAAACTAGAACCGTTGATTCGGCGCGCATCGTCGATGGTTCAGCGTGCTGTGCGTTCCGCCCGGTTTGAGGTGACCCCGGCTGGCATGCCGGAAGACCCAGAGATTATGGATGCGTTGCGTGACGCGGTGTGTGAGCAGGTCACGGTGTGGGTAGAGAATGACATTACCCCGTCCAAGGTTGAGGCCACTGTATCGCAGGTGACTAGCACGTCTATTGGTGACGCGTCTATTGGTATGAGTGGTGCTGAGTCGGCGGCGGCTAAGGATGCGGTGGCTAATGAATTGTGTGGTGCGGCGTTCGATATTTTGGCTATTGCCGGTTTGATTGGGGGTTACCCGTGGCAGAGGTAGATAAAGAGCTTGCCGCCCTGTGGTTTAAGCATGAGTGCACATTGTTGCGCGGTGCTGGCGCATCCCCCTACGGGTGGCAGGATGGTACACCGGTGCCGTTTAAGGCGTTTGTTAGGCAGGCTACCCGCCGCATGGTTGATGCAGCAGGGGAACATACAGTCACGGATACGATTGTGTATTGCCCCCTCGGTCTAGTCGTTGAACGCGGCGACCTAATCGAACTCCCAGATCCGTTCGAAACCGGCCCATGGGAAGTCACTACCCGTAGCGCTCATGATGGTGCAGGTAATCAAACACCAGACCACCAAAAGCTAATCATGACCATCCCCGATAGTGGCGGCGGCGATGGTGCGCAATCCGATGGTTCAGGGGTGATTAACCCTTATGGCTGATCTGGATTGGCGTGGTGAACTAGTGGCCGCCTCTATAGAGAAGCGGGCGACCACGGCGGCACGCGCAGCAGGTGAAAAACTACGCGATGAGTCGGTACAACGCGCCCCCATCGAAACCGGTACTTTGCGCGCATCCGCTAAGACCACCGTGGAAGATAAAGAGGCCGTGGTGTCTTTTAACACCAAGTATGCGGCCCGCCAGCATGAGGAAGTTGGCTGGAACCACAATGAGGGCCAAGCCAAGTATCTTGAATCCACCCTGTTGGATTACCAGGAAGAGTTAGCACAAATCATGGCTGAGGAAATAGGAAAAGCACTATGACGGCACCTACTTATTCAACCCTGCGTGAGGATTTAGCTGGCCATATTGCCGGGGCAAAGCTTGCACAGTGGGCACCTAACGGTATTTATGCAAAGTTCACCCCACCGGCGATTTATTTGGGTGTTATCCCGGATGAGGCAGGCCCATCTATTGGCATAAACGTGTACCACCATGGCACTAATGGGGGCTATGACACGGGCACACCAGCTATTCGTGTGCAATTGCGTATTAAGGGGACGCGTGACCCCCGGTACGCTTCACGGGTGGCGGATGATATTTACAAGCTGCTGCAGGAAAAAACAAACTATCAGCTGGACAACGGCACCCATGTTCTACTTTCGCAGCGTGTCCTCACCTATGAGGAACGGGATGAAGCCAGCGTTTATCACCGGGTGGATTCCTACGAATTCGTAGTCAACCCAAACTAGGAGACTCAACATGGTTGTTGCACAGGCGCCATCTTCTTTCGATCTTAATTCCACCCTGGCCCGCGACTGGGCACTGCAGGTCAACACCGGTACTAAGGATTCCCCAAAGTGGGTCTATGTCCGTGGCCTGTCCCAGTTCGCGCCGCAGACCTCCCCAACGATGCAGGACGATTCCGATATCGACTCCAAGGGCTATAAGTCCCAGATCGCTACCGCGCTTGAAATGACTTTTGAGGGCGAGGGCAAGCGTAAGGGCGAGAAGTCCGGCGAGAAGTTCACCCAGGATCCGGGCCAGGCTTACTTGCGTGATAAGGGCCGTAAGACGGGCCTTGATAACGTTGTTCAGGCGCGTTGCTGGCGCACCGATGGTGTGCAGGAGGGCTACGAGTCCTACTTCTCCGTGAAGTGGGAGGATAAGGCTGGTTCTAACGATGATCTGGATCAGTTCAGCTTTACCCTCATGTCGCGTGGTAAGCCGCAGGATATTAAGCCGGTGACCGATGCTGAGGGTGCTTCCGTTCCGGCTGGCGCTGCTGCATCCGAGCCGGGTGCGGGTGTTTCGCACTCTTAAGTCTTAGCGTTGGACAACTAGGGCCAAGGTTCATCATTCATGGTGACCCTTGGTTCTTTCTCATATTAGGAGACTTTCAACAACATGCGTGACCTACGCGAACTCCATGACCCGCACCTGCATCTCCCTATTGATGGCAAGGTGTACACGGTGCATTCCCCAAACGCGGATTTGGGCCTTGAGATTAAGCGGTTCATCGTTGACCCTGAATCCGACCCTGCGGATGAAATTAAGTACATCGCAAAGCTGTTGGGTGCGGAGTATGACCCAGAAACCGACACTATGAGCGGTGGCCTGTGGGATGAAATGAACGCCGACGGTGTTCCATACAATGAGATTATCCACGTAGGTAATACCGCCCTTGCTCACTATGGTGTGGGCGAATCCTACGGTGAAATGTGGTGGGAGACCCGCCTGGGAAAAGAAACGGAGCCCCTGCTACCGGAAGCGGCGGCACAATGGGTGGAAGACAAGAAGAAGCAGGAAGCCAAGCCGAAGACACGCCGGAAGAAGACCACTTCCTAGACGGCCCCTACGGCAAATATGACCCCCGCCCCTACGCTTATGGCGATGATGATACGGGCGGCGGGCCGTATGACCCGGAAACAGGCCTCCGTGATTGGTATGCCCCTACGCCTGCGGAAGCTGATAAGCCGGTGGGGGCGCAAAAAATTAGTTGGATTGACATTCTTTCGGAGTGGGCGGCGATTGAATGTGATTTGCATGAGCGTTTTGGCGTTGATGTTGAGGGTGGGGATTTACAGCATCGCACGTGGCGGTGGCTGCGTATCCGTATTGAAGATTTGATTAACCAGCCCAGCCGCCTAAGGCAGGCTCTGTCACTTACATCTGAAACAACCAGTAAATAGGTAGGTAGTCTAAATGGCACTTGAAGTAGGCACCCTTAACGCCCGAATTAAAGTAGATACTACTGGTGTTAGCAGCGCTTTGGGGAATGTGAAGCGTGATCTTAACGATGTTAAGAAGAGCGCGGAGCGCGTCGAAAAGAACAATATCGACGTATCTCCCAAGGGTGCCGAAAAGCTGGGGACGGCGGGCAGGTCTGCGAAGACGTTGGGGGATAACCTGCGTGAAGCAGGTTCCCAAGGTCGTGGCATGCAGGTCAATGCGCAGGTTTCGACTGAGTTGGAAAAGGCCGCTGGCTCTGGACTGAAACTCCGTGACGTGTTGGGTGGTTTTTCGAGTGTCGGCGGCATGGTTGGCTTGGGTGCCGCCGTGGGCGGTGTCGGTGCCGCGTTCAACGACATGATTAAGACTGGTATGGCCTATCGGTCTGAGTTGAACACTATGAATGCCGTGTCTGGCGCTACGGCTACGCAGATGAAGCAAGTGGCGGTTGCTGCAAAGCAGCTGGGTAATGACACAGATTTGGCTAACACCAGCGCGGGTGACGCGGCTGCTGCTATGACAGAGCTTGCTAAGGGCGGTTTCACGGTTGAACAGTCCATTGGTGCGGCCAAGGGCACCCTGCAGTTGGCGGCGGCGGCGCAGGTGGATGCAGCCACGGCGGCTACGATTCAATCCCAAGCATTGCAGGCATTCAGCCTTGATGCGTCGAATGCCGCCCGTGTCTCTGACATCCTCGCCGGTGCCGCAAACGCATCATCTGCGGAGATGACCGGCATCGCCCAAGGCCTACAGCAAGCCGGTACGGTTGCTAACCAATTCGATGTATCGATTGATGATACGGCGACCTCGCTGGCGATGATGGCGAATGCCGGTATCCAAGGCTCGGATGCGGGTACTTTGCTTAAGTCTGCGCTGTTGGCGGTCACAGATCAGGGTAAACCGGCGCAGCAGGCTATCGATGATTTGGGCCTGTCTATTTATGACGCAAACGGCAAGTTTGTGGGCATGCGCTCCCTCATGGAGCAGCTGCAGGACGCATCCGAAAATATGACGGATGAGCAATACCAGGCCGCCACCGCCACCCTGTTCGGCTCGGACGCTATGCGCCTGGCGGGTATTGCCGCTGAGCAGGGCGGTGAGGGCTTCGACAAACTCAAGGGGGCTGTCACCCGTCAAGGCCAGGCGGCGGAAGTCGCTGCGGCGCAGACCGAGGGCCTACCGGGCGCTATTGGCCGCGTACAGAATGCATGGGAGACAGCGCAAACCCAAATCTATGAAGCCACCGAGGGCGGCATGGTTGCCGCGTTAAACGTGACCTCCGACGCGTTGACCGGTGTAGCTGATTTGATTACCGGCCCCGGGTTTACTATCGGTGGACAGATTTTTGAGAATATTGGCGGGCAAGCCAAATACCTAGCGGATGGTGCTGTTTCCGCTGGAAATGCTATCGCTAATGTGCTGGTGCCGGGCGCTACTGATCTTTCTAGCGCGTTTACTGTTGTCAAGGGTTCCCTATCGGGGCTTGATGATGGCCTATCATCGTGGGCTGTTCCTGTGGCATCGGCGGCGGTTGTTGCGTTCGCATCTAATTTTGTTGGGTTGACTGGCAAGCTGAATGCGGGCAGTGGTGCTATCGCACGGTTTGGGCAAGAGATCCGTGTTCAGCAAAGCTTGGCACGCGGTTATGGTAAGGAAGTTGGCACCGTGGGTGCAGCAGTGGATGTGCTGCGTAGCCGCCATGAGGGACTCGACCGCACCCTTTCTAACGCGTCGCGTTCTTACTTGTCGTCGTCTGCTGGATTGCGCACTATGTCCAGCCAACACCGCGCAGCAGCCCTAGCCGCAAAGAATCAAGCCCTCGAATCCACTAACGCGTTCAACACCATTGACCGTATTGGTTCCCAGATGGGGCATAGTTTCATCGCCACCACTACCAATATGGGCGCTCATGCTAAGGGATTCGCATCCGGCGGTCTTGCAGTCATGAAAGGCGCAATGGGCGGTGTGGGTAAGGCCGCAGGCGGACTTGTTGATGCCTTGGGTGGCCCTTGGTCACTCGCTATTATGGGCGCATCCTGGGCTATTGGTGAATTGGTGCAAAAGCATCAAGAAGCGGCCAGGGCTGAGGAAGAGCATAAGCAGACACAGCAGGAACTCAAGAATTCCCTTGACCCAACCACGGGCGCTATTACGGAGCAGACCCGTGCGTTGCAGGAAAAGAAGCTGGAAGAAACCGGTGCTTTGGATGCGGCACGCCAATTGGGTATCGCTACGGGTACGCTCACGGATGCGATTAATGGTAATGCGGCGGCGCAGCGCGAAGTTCAGGGCGCAACAGCCGGGGCTATCAAAGAGGCTATCAGCAATTCGGATGCGTATAAGCATGCGGCTGAGACCATGAAAACCGATGCGTGGTTCCAGGCCGGTGTTGATGTTGATACTTTTAAGCAGGCTTTGCAGGGTGTGCCTGAGGCTGTGGATAAGGTTAACAGTGTTGATGGTGGCGCTGAAATGCTTGGCAAATTGCGCGATGAAATCAACGGTTCCGAGGATGCGGCTGCGAAGCTTGGCTTGCAGATTGGTGACCTGAATAAGGACATGGAGCAGTCCAAGGCCAATGCCATGGCTGATTCTTTGAATAATCTTAAGCGCCAATCTGAGCAGACTGGTGACGCGCTAAAAATTTTAGGAGATCGCCAGTTCACTATTGAGGATGAAAAGACCATCAAGGTCTCCGCAGAAGGCATCGAAGAAGTGCGAGGCCAACTCGAAGGAGTTGGCGTTAAAGTCTCCCAGCCAATGAATGGCCAAGTGTCCTTGACGCTCGAAAATGGTGCCGACATTCCGGCACTATTGGATTCCATCGGCATCAAGTTGTCACAAACCCCTGATGGCTATATTCAAATTCATGCGGATGACCTTGATAAGGCATCTGCAGACCTGGACGCTATGGGCATCAAGGTCGCCACCCTGCCGAACGGTCATTTGGGCATTGACACGAACTCCCCGGAGGTCATGGCACGTCTGCAAGAGCTAGGACTGGCTGCTAAGAACCCGATTACAGGCAAGGTGGAGATCGACTGGAATGCGATCCTTACTAGTGATGAGCGAATGAATCTGTTGCGAGACAACGTGCAGGCGGGGGCGAATGGGCATGCCAACATTACAGATAACACGGGCGATGCAAACGCGAATGTAAACAACATGCGCGACAATGTGAAGGCAGGCGCGCAGGGCAAGGCCACAATTACGGATAACGCGGAGCAGACACGCAACCACATTACAACCACCCTGTCTGCGGAGAATACTAATACCCAGTCGCGGCACGATATTTCCATCTTTCGCCACATTAGGGATATTTTCGAAAAGGCCGATGGTGGCATCATGGCCCCCGTTGAGACCTTTGCCGACGGTGGCACCCGCGTACAGAAAGCGGTTGCGCAGCGTGCCCGCTCGTCACATGAGCCATCCCATGATGCGCATATCGCCCCGGCTGGCTCCTACCGTGTGTTTGCGGAGTCGGAGACCGGCGGCGAGGCGTATATCCCATTGGCGCAGTCGAAGCGTAAACGTAGTGAGCATATCCTGAACACGGTTGCTCGCCAGTTTGGCTATGCGTTGGTTAATGGTGAGGGCCAAATCCAGCAATTTGCGGATGGTGCTGTCCTACCCGCGTCTGTGGTCAAGAAGCGTCTCGCTTTCATGAATCACACCCCCTACGTCTTTGGTGGTTGGACACCGGCGGGTGTGGATTGCTCGGGCGCTGTTTCCCTAGCGGTGAATGTTTCTGAGGGATTAGACCCGTGGGATTCGCGTACCGCTACCGGTGGTGAGGGCGCATGGCTTTCCGCTAAGGGCTATAAATCCGGCAAGGGCGGCAATGGTGATATTCGCGTTGCGTTCTATAACGGAGGCCCGGGCGGTGGGCACACTGCCCTGCAGTTGGATGATGGAACGTTCATCGAGTCTGGTGGTAACACTGGTGGCGGTTTCACTATTGGCCCGCCAGCAGGCCCATTAGAGGGCCGTGGATTCACAGATTGGTACTACAAGCGTGGCGCTACCCCATTAACCACTGAGGGGTTGGATGCCTACGATTCCTTGAATGGTGTTATTGGCGCGCCGGGTGTTGGTAAGGCCACTGGTACGATGCGTGCCCTTATTGATGGTGGCTCCTATGATGATGGTTCCACCACGTCTGGTAAGCAGGCCCGTGAGCTTAATGGTGGTAATGGCACCCTGATTAAGGATGGTTCATTCCTTGAGCTTATGGCCGCGCTCTACAGCCTGCACACTGGGCAGCCGATGGATGATGACGTTGTTTCTTGGGGCCAGGTCGTGGGGTTGTATTCCAAGGCTGCGGAGGAAAATGGCGACAAACTGACTAAGGATTCCAAAAAGGCCATGGAGTCCTTGGAAAAGAAGCACGCGGCACTCGAAGATGCGAAAACAGATCTGCCTTTGGCAGAAGAGGATCTTCGTATCAAGAAGATGAAGCGTGACGAAACCTACAACAAGACCGACAAAAAGGGCAACAAGACCGCTACGGATTCCCAAAAGGCAGCAGCAGACCAAGCGGTCGCTAAGGCGGAGAGGAAAGTCCAGGAAACCAAGGAGAAAATCGCCAAGCTCGAAAAAGAAATCCATGACCTTGAAGCGAAGCAGGCCGAACTTGAGCTTAAGGCAGTCAATGCCAAGTCTGGTCGTAATTTATCGCGTAATGGTGATTGGGGCTTGATGGGTGAGTTTACGCGCACTGGTGCGGCATCGAAACTGCGTGATATTCGTGGCATGCTGACGAATGCGATGCGCCCAATGGCGGGCAATATCATACCTATGGCCGATGGTGGCATCCTTGGTGGTATGCGCCAGGCCAATATTAATGATGGTTCTAGTGCTGTGCTGTGGGCGGAAGCTGGCCCAGAAGCATATATCCCACTGTCTAGTGATAAGCGTGCCCGTTCGACTGATATTTGGCTAGAGACGGGCAAGCGCCTTGGCTACGACGTTATGAGCATGATTAATCTCATTGGTTCTGGCCTGCCTGGTTTGGTTGAGGGCAAGCTTGATTTCTCTACGGGTAGCACGATTAGTGCTGAGGCTATGGGCGTGAATATGAAAGCGGCATCGTATCGCGGCCAAAAGCAGGTTCAAAATAGTGTTGGTGCTGTGTTTAATGGCCCGGTGCGGATTGAGGATCCGAAGAAGTATCTGCAGAGCCAGTTGGATAACGCTCATCGTGAGCTAGGAAAGGCCATGAGGAGTTTCATGCTATGAGTTTAATTTCCACTGATTTGGCTTGGGATGGCAAGGATGAGTACGAAGACGACGACCTACTGCGATTCTTTCTGGTCGGCGCGGATCGTAAAACCCGATGGTGGTTTGGTGGGCCTGGTTCCCCTGTGCGGTTGAATGTGCCGCCTACGGGGTTGCAGGGTGCGCCGTTTACGCATGATTGGCAGAAGATTACGGGCATGGATGGTGCCGTGCATAAGGGCACTACGGATGAGCAGGCCACGATTACGTTGCAGGTTTGGGTAAGTGATCCGCGTTCGTCTACGTGGGCTAGGCGGCAGCATTCTTTGTGGCGTGAATCTTTGGGCCGTGGCCGTGAAACATGCCGCCTGTTCGCTATTTCTAAAGAATCTGGCTACTGGTGGATTGATGTTCGCGTCGATTCGATTAGCGAGGTTAATTATTTTGAGCAGATGCCGGGCCACGTGGGGGAGATTGGCGAGCTGGTCACGTTCGTGTCTGATAGGTCGTTCTGGCAAAAGTTTGATGAGGTGAAACTATTCACCCGTGAGACCGCCCCAAAGGCACACATGCTGAATATGGGTGACCAACCGGCATGGTTGAAGTGGGCTGTCACGGGCGAGCATTCCGGCTGTTATATCGGCGTGGGAGATGAGCGTCTTTTGCTGCCAGATCCGCGCCGTGTGAAAGCTAAATACCTGAATTATAAGGTTGAGGGCTTTTGGGTGGACACGGACGAATTATGGCCATCGTTCCTGTCCAGCGCTGGTGAGGATTTGCAGCCACTGTATCCAGACCACTACTGGAAGACACCTTTGCCACCACGCGGTGTGAATAGGGATGCAGTCACCCCATTGGTGATTCGTCCAATTAACCCCGGCCCGTCGTTCCGCTGCCAAGTCTCATACACGCCACGATCGGAGCAAGCATGGTAGCAGATATTAACGAACGCTACGGCCCAAACCCGCTCAACATCATGGTGCATAATAATGACTACACGCAGCACATGAGATTGACGGGCTACATCGATGTCGAATTAAACGAAGAATTTGGCTTCACCGCTGGCACTGGCACTATTACGATTCCTGCAGATCATCCGCTGGCTAAGCGTCTTATGCAGGCGCATATGGATGTGGTGCCGATTACTGCGGAGTACAACGGCTGGTACTGGACGGGACGCGTGGATAGCTACGTTGCTTCGGGCAAGCCAGGGCGTGAGACTATCACCCTGACGCTGATTGATGACAAGGTTCAACTGGCGAACATTTTGGCTTTTGCGTCACCAAACATGAGCCTGAATGTGCAGAAGAAGCGCGACCACCAAAAAGGCCCATTGCAAAACGTGGTCTACCACTATCTGGCTCACAACCTGCCACGCTCAAGCGTACCGGTCTACATTGTCATGCCCCCAACAATGGATAGGGATAATTCGGTTCATATCGATGTTGCCGCACGTATGACAAGCATGGATACCCTTTTGAAAGATGCGTTAGACCAGCATGATTATGACCTCTACTGCAAGATGTGGTGGCCGGGGCAACCGTTCCCAGAGGGAAAGATTGTTCCTTTGGTGCGTGGTGATGAATCTTTGCGTGGCCGTATTTTACGGTGGGCTGATTTGGATCAGGTGTTTAATCCGTGGTCAAAGCCTATTGCAGGGCCATCGGTGCCAGGATTGGTGATTGAGGTTCGCCCTGCGGTGAAGCGTGAGCATGTGCGATTCAGTACCCGCGCTGGTGAGATTGACGAATTCAAGCTTTCTGGTAAATCACCGGGTGCGGCGCGTGCCATCGTTGGCGGCAAGTCAGACGATATTGTTAATGAAGCACTCAATTTTGGTATTGACCTTGCTATTCAGGGCATTTTGACCGCTATTGGTGGTATTGCGCTTGGCCCCATTGGCGCGGCTATTGGTGGTGCGGCGGGCAACTTTATCAGCAATCATGTTGAAGATACTTTGTTTGCGTTTGTTGACCGTAGGGATGTGCGGCGTGCTGCTGAGATGGGGCCGTTCCATTTGCGTGAATCATTTACTCAATCCACGGCTGGTGCTTTCACTTTCGATACGCAGGCATTGGCGGAGCGTGCCCTGTTGGAAGCTAAGGGTGGTCAGTCGGTTGAGATCACCATGGGTCATAGTGTTTCTAAGACCTTGGGTAATGATCAGATTGCTAAGAATGGCAAGGTGCGTTACGGCTTCAAGGTTGGTGACCGTGTGACTTTTGAAGAGCACCTATCCGGTGTGGTGGTGAGTGACATTATCACTGGTATTACGGTGAAAGATTCACGTGATGAGCGCATGCGGATTAGCCCGCGTATTGGTAAGCGGAAGAATGTGTCTAACCCGTATCTTGATTTCACTGACAAGCTAGCTAAGGGGTTGGGCACGATTAAAGATTTGGGTTTGGCGGGTTAAACAACGGTCTCTGTTTGGGATGGTTCGGTGGTAAATCATTGAGCCATCCATAGGGAGGCCGCTTTGGAGAAAATTCTTTCATATTCCCGTAATCAGGTAAGGCAGGATACTTACTATAATTGCGGCCCCGCGTCATCGCAGAATGTTATTTTGGCGGCGACGGGTAAAACCATCCCAGAATCAGCGCTTGCCGCAGGATTGGGAACCACGGTTAACGGCACTGATTATATTGGTCTGTTCCCGCGTGTGTTGAATGCGCATATTCCTGGCGCGGCGTATAAGTACCGCGATGTTGGCACGTACCCGGATGCGGCGCTTAAGGATGTTATGTGGCGTGAGATGACCGGCTCGATTGATGCTGGTCATGGTGTGATTATTAATATTGTTGCGCCGCCGTCTAACTACCCTAAGGCTGTTGCTCCGTCTATACAGTCACCCGCCTATGGTGGCGGCGTGGTGTATCACTATATCGCCGCGTTGGGCTACTCAGATAGGGGTATCCGAAAGCTGTGGATTGCTGATAGTGGATTCGCCCCGTATGGGTATTGGGTTAGCTTCGATCAGATTTGCACGCTGATTGTGCCTAAAGGCTATGCGTATTCCACCGCAGGGGCGACGCGCACCCCGGCACCTGTGGAGCATAAATCACAAGCGGCGGGCCATATCCTGGGTATTGATATTTCATCGTGGCAGAATGGCATGGCCTTGTCGCGTGCGAAGCGTGAGGGCATGGAGTTTGTGATTGTCCGCACCACGGATGGCACATACCGCGATACTTGCTACCGTTCGCATATTCAAGATGCGGAAAATAACGGGCTGCTTACTATGGCGTATCATTTCCTGCGCAACCCTAATGAGGGCAGCAGCATCGCTCAGCAGGTGCAGGCAAGCCTTGAGGTCATGGGCGACAAGAAGCGCCCGATTTGGTTGGATTGCGAAACCCCTGCCGGACTCCACGTGAATCACATCCGCGAAGCTAAACGCCTTTTTGAAGACGCTGGCGTGCGTGTAATTGGCTGTTATTCCTACGTCCCATACTGGGAGGGCAGCATAGTGCCCAGTGAACCAGCCACACGTGAATTTGGGGCGTTCTGGGTCGCGGCCTACGGGTCTAACCCGGATGGTTCCCCATCGCAGGTGTATGCGGCACGCGGCGGGAACACCGCAGCACAGTGGAACTACCCACTCGGTAACCAGAAACCCGTCCTGTGGCAATACGGGTCTAAGGCTGAGGTCGCAGGATTCGCAGATGTAGACGTGAATGCTTTCCGCGGAACCCGCGAAGAAATACAAGCCCTAATCACAGGCAAACCAATCACTAAGAAAGAGGAACTAGCCTTGACCAACATTGACCAGAAGCGAATCAAACTCACCCTAGACCAGTTGGCAGGCCCAGGCACTAATAAGCAGGGGGAACCAACATTTAACGGCTGGTCTTTCGATTCCGTATTGGCGGCGGCTAAGAAAAAGCAGGCCGCTAACAGCGGGTTGACCATGGTGGAAATGCTTGTTCTCAACATTGATGCGCAGGGTAAGCGTGCGGACGCTACGGATGAGGCGTTGCGTGCTTTGAATGAGTCGTTCGCGGAATTGATTAAGGCCGTGGGGATTTTGAATGACACCGTTGGAAAGCTAGTTGAGCAGGGGGATAAGTAATGCTTAATGCTTGGAAGTATCGTAAGGTTGCCTACTATGTTGTTGCCGCACTGATTTTTGTTGCGCTAACCACCGGGATTGTTACTCAGGAACAACTCGACGGCATTGTCAACACCGCCACTATCACATCTGGTTATTTGGGTACGTTTGCGCTTGTGTTTGCGGGTACTAAGACACATCGCGGGTCGGATGATAAGGCCACTAAGGATGATGTGTTGGATGCGGTTCAGCAGGCCGGTAGCACTGGCGCGTTGGCGCATGAGCTGCGCGGCATGGTTGAGGATTTGGCTCAGCGTTTCCCACAGACTGAACAGGCTGAGGCTGAGGCCACGGGAATGGTTGATTCCGGTAATGAGCCGGGCATTTATCCAGGGGCGTAGCCTATGATGCCGAAGATTAAAAACATTCCGCGCACTATCACGTATTGGTGGCGACGATTTGATGCCTGGTTTGCTGGTGATGCGGGCCTGGCGGTCATTCTTGGCACTTTGTCGTTTGTGCGTGGCGTGTCGTACCTGCCATGGTTTGTGAATCCTAATAGGAAGCCTGCGCATTTTCTTGAGGGAATTCTCGCTATAGAATTAAACGCCGCATTGTGGATCATTGTTGGCGTGGTGGCTGTGTACCCGGCATTAAAGCAGGGGAGAGTCTTGTCTGTCTATGTGGGTATCGCGTCCGGTTTGCATGCCGCGTGGGGCGCTAGTTTCATCCTGAATACTGTGGTTGGTATTGCGGATCGGGCGTGGGTTTCATCTCTTGGCTATATCGGTATTGTCTGGTTGACCTATTGGGGCCTAAAGCGAATTAACGTCACACGTAGGGGGTAGCTAATGGAGTGGCTATTAGGCGTCATCGCTACCTTGAGCGTCCCTGCCGTGGGCGGTGTATTTGCGTGGATTACTCAAAAGGCATCGAATAAATCTCAGCGTGAAACAGCGCTAATTGAGCAGTCTGGGCCGGATTGGAAAGCTTTCACCGATGAGATGAAAGACTGGACGAATAAGCAACTTCAGGAACGTGACGAATCTATTAAAGCGTTGCGCGCAGAGGTTGCTAGCCTGGCGCAAAAATTGGAGGTGTGGAAAAGCCGCTATTACATCGCGGTTCACCACATTCGCCAGTGGCGTTTGAAGCACCCTGAGTCTATTAAGGATTTGCCGGTTCCTGACGAGTTGGAGAATGACTTTTAGCAGGTGGACAACGGTCGGCAGGATGTTTCCTTATGGGTGATTAAAGCACCCTTGTTGTTAGGAGTATCCTGTTATGGCCGATTCTGTGCCTACTTATGGTGACCTTGAAACGAAACTCATTCTGAAATGGGTGGATACGAGCGACGTTTTGGCGACGCAGCGCGCCATTATTGAGGTCACCCCGTCGGCTGCTTTCCTTGAATTGCCGCGTGGTTTGCGTGGCCAAAAGGGCGAAAAGGGCGACCCTGGCCCTGGCCTGTGGTTCCGTAATCTGATTACGTCGAAGTCGCAATTGCCTACTGATTTGCGCCAGGTTGATGCGGGTGCCGCTTACCCGGATGTGAATTCTCGCAGTCTTTGGGTGTGGGATGGTAGGGATTATCTAGAGATCCCTAATTTTATTGGCATGCCTGGCGCGCCGGGTAAGACACCGCGCCCGCAGATTGGTTCCGTGGTGCCAGGCCGTGACGCGTCGGTGTCTATTAACCATGCGGCTAGTACGGAGGAATCATTCGTGCTTGATTTTGTGCTACCACAAGGCCCGCAGGGTAAGCCAGGGGCTAAAGGTGACCCGGGGGATGCCGGTAAGCTTGCGGATTCACCGGATGTTGATATGGCGCGTGCACCGCTGATTGGTGAGTCTTTGATGTGGACGGGGCAGAAGTGGGCACCACGTACGGTGCTTGCCCCAACTGGGCCGTGGGTGTTGTCTCCGAATGATTTTAAGTCGGTTGATATTACGGTCGCGGATGGGGAAATTGAATCGGATCAGTTGGTTGCGTCTGTGACTGTGCCGGGCTTGGCTTATGATTGGCGGCCTTTGGTGATTAATGGGCAGGTCAATATTAAGGCCGGTTTGGGTATCCGTGTGGATGCTGAGGTGCGTGTGGGTAATGCGCAGTCTGGTGATGTGGTTGGGCGTTCTATTGGCACGGTGGGGCAGAATGGCCCGTCGGTTATTACTGCGTCGGCGAATGCTCTGGTTACGCCTGGCGCGTCGTATGGTGTGGTTAAGGCTAATACTGCAACAACGTTCTACGTGGTCTTGAAGAAGAAGCAGGGCACGGGTTCATGGTCGTTTATTCGGGATGGTGCATCGTTGGCGATTATGGCGCAGCCTGTGAACACTAACTTCAACTAGGGGGGCGTTGTGGCTGATATTAGTGGCGGTATTGATCCGTGGCTTGCTGGCGAGCCGGTCTATAAGCAGCCGCCTAATCCTGCGAATGTTGGTTCCCGTGACCGCACTTGGGGCATCCGCCCTGATTTGTTTGATTCGTTGAATAAGGTAATGCCGAAAAAGGCGACCATTGATGAGTTGTTGAAGCAGGCGCAGGATCGGTTGGAGGATTCGAAGAAGTTTCTTGCGATGGCTGAGGATGCGCAAGAGCAGGCATTAGCATCATTGCAGGAATCGGAGCGGGCAACTGAAAAAGCGGAGCAGGCTATTGCGGATTCTCAATCTTCACGCATCCAGTCTGAGCAGGCTGTGGTTGAGGCACAAAAGGCGGTTAAGGCTTCTTCGGATGCGTTGAAGAATTCTGAGGATGCTTTGTTGGATGGCCGTTATGCGCGTGAGGATGCGGCTAGGGCGCGTGCTTATTCGGAGGCGGCGCAAAAGGATGCGGCGGTTGCGCGCACTAATGCCGATGGTGCGCTTAAGGATGCGCGTTCAGCGGTGGAGCAGGCTTCGGCTGCTGATTTGAAGTCGGATGAGGGCAAGCAGATTGCGATTGCTGCGAATACTAAAGCGATTAAGGCTACGGATGATGCTGTTGAAGCATTGACTAAGGCGTCGCAGGCGAATAGTAATTCTATTTCTGCGTTGGAGCAGGCTAGTGCTGCGAATGATGAATCCTCTAGGGCGAATTCTAAGGCGATTGAGGCGACTAATCGGGCGTTGGCGGCGACGAATAAGGCGACTGAGGCGAATTCATTGGCTATTGAGGCGTCGAATAAATCTATTCGTGCGTTGGAGCAAGCTAGTGATGCGAATACCAAGGCGATTAAGGCGACGAATCAGGCTGTGGCGGCTGTTGAGTCTGCTAGTGCGGCTAATACTAAGGCGATTGCTGCGCAAGGTGATGCGTCTAAAGCAATTGTGCAGGCTATCGACTCTCAGAAGGAGAGTGAGCGGCGGCGGCCACGCCCCGTGTTTGCAAAATTTTCTGAGTACAAGAACGGCTATACCGACCCAGAGGGGCTTATAAAGATCACGCCATATGAAGTAGGTGATCGTGGTTTTCGTATTACGTGCCTTGGCACGTGGACGGGGACGATGGTGGTGCGCGCTACCGCGATTGCTCCACTGTCGTCGAACTCGGTCGATTCTGTTCGTGCATATGTTACGAAATCGAGTCGCGTGTTTAACTGTGTTCCGTATGCGGTTCAGTCCACTTACGACACTGCTGATATCACGATCTTTCCCGAGTAGACAACGGCTCGCTGTGGTGAAAATAAGAGGGAGAGTTTCAGGGAGGCATAATGCAGTACACAAGGGTTAAACGTGCTGTCAGCGCTGTAGTGATCGATGGTGCGGATACGGATGCGAATCCAGATTTTGTGAAGGTTAACGGTAATGTGACTTTCACGCCGCTGCTTAAAGCTGGTGATGTGGTGCAGTATGCGGGGCCGAAAGGCCCTGAATCGCTTGTGCTCGCACCTATCGAATGCCGCATTAGTGATGGCATCATCATGCACCGTGGGCAGGAGGGCGTGTTCCTGGCGGCGGGTGGTGAGGGCGTCCAGCCGGATGTGATTCAGTGGAAAGCCACGTTCAGTAATATGCAGGCCGGTGGGTGGGCATTCACCCTGAAGCCTGTGATGTTTGATGCGGTGCCAGGTGGGGATGTTGACCTAACCCTGGTGTCTCCCATTGCGGGCGCGTCGGAGCCGATTGTTCGCGGCCCGGCTGGCGTGGGGTTGAAATCCATTACTGTTGAGGGCTCCGAGTTAGTTGTCACGGTGACATCTGAGGCTGGGGATAGTGTCATGACGCGCATCCCCCTTGAGGATGTGGTGAAAGCCGAGGCTGCTGCCGCCGCGAAGGGTGCCGCTGATAGTGTGCGCACGGAATTCACTACTGCCGCATCCAGTGCTGCCGCGAATGCTAAGTCAGCTGCAACGTCCGCTCAAACGGCCACGTCTAAAGCCGGTGAAGCAACCACCCAAGCAGCAAACGCAAAGACCAGCGCGTCTTCCGCGAAGAACTCCGAAGCCAATGCGCTATCGAGCGCTAATGCTGCTAAAAGTAGTGCGTCTTCTGCTGCTACTTCTGAAACTAGTGCGGCGTCGTCTGCTAGTGAGGCGAAGAGCAGCGCCACTACGGCATCATCGAGTGCGGCTAAGGCGTCCACGTCTGAGCGGAACGCGGGGCAGTCCGCTAGTGCTGCCGCTACGTCCGCTTCGAGTGCTAAGGCCGATGCAGACCGCGCCGCCAAAATCGCGGACTCCACATCGTGGCACGGCGACCGGTTGACGGTGAATGGTAAGACGTCCCCATCACTACGTGGCCCTAAAGGCGATTCTGGTGCGTCCGCGTGGGGTGGCATCAAAGACAAGCCCGCCACATTCCCACCTCAAAGGCACACTCATGATGCTTCGGAAATTACAGGGACGACTAATGACGCGGGCCGCCCCCAGTTTGGCGGCAAGGTTCTTACCCCAAGGCGTCATGACGGCAAGATTTTCTACTACAGCTACCCGACCGAGGGCCGCGAGCTTGCCAACAAAGGGTATGTGGATACTGCTGTGGCATCGGAGAAAGCCCGCACGGTGGGCATGGTGTGGATGGTGGAAACCGAAAACGCAGCCAAAGCCAAAGAATCCAGCTGTCAAAAAGGTGACTTCATCCAGGTAGCTGACACGGGAAATATCTACAAGGTGGTGTAAGAAAAATGAGTTTGCAGTTAGTGTCCTCACCCCGCATCATTTCCGCAACATATTCTGAAGCTGCGGGCTGGTCTATCCCCGCTAGTGCGTGGGCAAGAATTGAGAATGGGAAGCTCAAGTTATCGCCGGGCAGTTACCGGTTGGAATCCCCCGGCACAGTTTTGTACGGCCAATATGGCTTCGGCTCAGAAGGCAGTTCCCCAATCTCTGGCACGGGCAGCATAGTGACAGGCTATGGCTTCTCATGGAGCGTGTTCAGCTACGCCGGAACTACGCACCCTCTCATTGTGACAAAGCTTGATTAATTAACCCCTGGTCACCGCATGTGGTGGCCGCACCTAATTTTCAAGGAGAAACCATGACCGTAGCTGAGCTACAAGACCAAATCAGGCAGCTAGACGATGTTCAATTCCAAGAGATTAAATCGTGGGTAGTCACTGTAGAAGTGAACCGCCGCGATGCCCAACCCGAGATTGAGCAGGCGGTGTGTGAGCAGCGTGCCGAAGATGCCGCCGCACTGTGGGAGCAGCACCCAGAGCTAAAGCCAGCGGTACAAAAGACCCCAGAGAAGCCGGTAGCTACCAGCGTGGAAGATGCCGCATCTAAGGTAGAGATTGAGGCCTATAGGCAGCCTACGGGCGCTCACGATTCTTACCCGAAGGGCGCAAAATTTATCTATAAGGGCCGTGTGTGGGAATCCCTCATGGACGGCTACTGCTGGGAGCCAGACGCGCCAGGAATTGATGAGCGCTTTGTAGTTGACGTGACCGATCGTTTCGTCAAGACAACGGGCGAGGAACCAAAAGCACCGGAGCCAGCCGTTGAGCAGCCCACCGCCCCCGAATACCGACAACCGAGCGGAGCACACGACGCGTACAAGCAGGGTGACCGCGTCACCTACAACGGCGTCGTCTATGAATCCACCATCAACGCGAATGTGTGGACACCAGACGCCTACCCACAAGGCTGGAAGAAGCTTTAGCCTAGTTGGTTCTACTATTGGCCCTACTAGGCATTATTTAGGGAAATAGTTAAAGCGGCCCCATGTTCGCATTTCGTGAGCTAGGGCCGCTTTTAACCTGTTGGAGCCGACGACGGGAATCGAACCCGCGCTAGCAGCTTGGGAAGCTGCACCTTATAGGGGTAAAATGTAACAAAACGGCCTAAACAACAAGGTCGTAAGTTGCACACATTTGTTATGTAGTGTCACAATTAACCACGAATCAACACCACTGTGGATCACTTTTTGGTTCTACTAGACCCGCCCCCAAAGGAAAGCAGCCATGCCCAAAGTCCGCTCCATCGGCAACCTAAACCGTGATACTAAAACAGGCCTCTACTACCGCGTCCTAGACCTTGGCCACCGCCCCAACGGCAACCGCTGGCGCGTTAGAGTCACCGCCAAAAACAAGCAGCGCCTTAATGCCAAAGTCAAGGCCAAAGTAGACGAGCTAGAAAACGACACGTACAGCCCAGGCGACATGCCCACCCTAAACATCTGGTGGGAATACTGGTGTGACCACATTGCTTTTCACCGCGTAAAGCCCAACGTACTGCGCAACTATCGCGGCTATGGACGCAATCACATCCGCCATATCGGCAAAAATAAGCTAGACCAACTAACGCCAGACCACGTGCGCTACCTCCACAGGAAAATGCACGACGAGGGACTAAGCGACCGCATGGTGCAAGCCGTCCACAACACACTGTCCAAGTGCCTCAAGGATGCCGTCGTAGAGGGCAAAATCCCCACCAACCCCTGCGACCGCATGGACAGGCCCAAAGCGAATAGTAAAGAACGTGAATCATTCACCCGCGATGAGGTCACAGCAATTATCACCACCGCACAGGGGGATGGGCACATGCTTTACGCACGGTGGCTCATGGCCCTACTTTTGGGCGCTAGGCAGTCGGAATGTTTAGGCCTTGAATGGGAGCGCGTAGACCTCGATGCTGGGTTGCTGGATTTATCATGGCAGGTTCAGCGCATCCCGTGGATGCACGGCGAGAATTGCGGATGCCCGCCGCAGGTTAAGGGGGCACGGTGCCCGATAAAGCGGCCCGCTGCACCATCTGGTTATGAGCATCGTCCGTGCTACATGGGCAAGTGGTTTGTGCGCCCTAAGACTAAATCGTCTCAGCGTCTTCTACCGATACCAGCACCATTACTAGCGGAGCTTATGGTGTTACATGAGCGTTCCACGGGTGAGGGGCTAGTCTTCCATGACGACCGGTTTAGGCCTATCGACAATTCGGATGATGACCTCGCATGGGCAAATCTGTGTGAACGGGCCGGTGTGCGCCCCCTGGTGTTGCATAGCGCCCGGCACACGATGGTTTCCTTGTTGCTGGATGCCGGGGTGGATGCTGAAACGATTAGGCAGATTGCGGGCCATTCCACGGTGCTTTCGACGCGTGGCTATATGCATGTTTCTACGGATGCGGCGAGGGCTGCGTTAGACCGTTTGGGGGAGTGATTGGGGGATAGTTAGCGTGGTGGTTGCGTGTAGTCCATTTGGGGTGAGGTGGGCTACTGTGACGCGCCATGTTTGTTCGAACGTGTGGTTCGAATTGTTGCCGTAATCGACCCATGATTGGGTGGCGTTGCGGGCCTGCATGGGGGTTAGATGCGATGCGGGGATCACGTCTTTTGTTTGGGGGATGATTAGCAGGTCATAGTTATTGTTCGTGCTGCTCCCTGCTGTGTTTTTGTGCATAGTTTCCTGCCTTTAGGTCACTGACAAGCTGCTGTATGAGTTTAGCTTGCGCTGCGGACAGACCGTTTAGGTCGATGGTTGAAAGACTACCACCATTCGAACGCGTGTACGAAAGTTCGGGCCACTTGTCATACGGCACCCCCAAACCAACCAAAAGTGTCTCCGCATCCAAATCCAATACCGCCGCAACCTTGATTACGGAATGCGGATCAAGCACCAGGGGTGAGCCGTCATAACGGCACCCGCGCTCCAGCTCAACCACCCATTTACGATTACGCCCAACAACCTCAGCTAAATCATTCTGAGTCAGGCCTTGCGTCTTACGGGCGGCCTTTATCTTTTCGCCAATTGCTTCACTTCCCATAGTGGGAATGATACGTGTAACCGCTGATATTGCACTAATTCCACGCATGAAATTACGCGCCATGTTGCGTCATAGTGTTACATGGTATAACATGATGGGTGTGCGAACGACGCACGAACCCCAACCAAAGGAAGCACAATGCCCGAAAAGCGCTACATGACAAAGAAAGAAATGGCGTACATGTACTCCGTTTCTCAAGGT